AGGAAAAACTTATTTAGTTAAAGCATTATTGCTTAATTCTAAAAAGTCTTTTTCTGTAGTAGGACTAGCAGCTCCTACTCATAAAGCTGTTCGAGTACTTGGTAATAGTATAGGATTAAAAGGAATTAATATTAATACTCTTCAATCCGATTTAGGTTTAAGACTTAATTTTGATGTAGAAAAGTTTGATATTAATAATCCTCCTTTTGATCCTAAAGGAAAGATTAAAATTGGAAATTATAAAATATACATAGTTGATGAAGCTTCTATGATTAATAGAGGTCTATGTATGTTTCTAGAAAAAACTTGTAAATCTAATAAAACTAAGCTAATTTATATTGGTGATGAAAGCCAACTTTCCCCAGTAGGAGAAAAATATTCTTCAGCGTTTAAAGGTTTACCTGTTTTTAGATTATATGAAATTGTAAGACAAGGTGAAGATAATCCTATTTCTTATTTATTAGGTCTTTTACGATATGATGTAGAGCATAAAACATATAATTTTTTAAATTATATTATAAAGAATCCTAGTAAATTTAATTCTGATTATACTAAAGGTTATCAAGTATGCAATACTGAAATGTTTAATCAGTTTGTATATAATAATTTTAATGATGAAGAATTAACAAGAAATGTGGATTATACAAAAGTAATAGGATATACAAATAAGTGTGTAACTTATTGGAATAAACTTATTAGAAGTTCTATTATAGAAGATGCTAATAAATCTATTCTTGGTAAGAATGACCTTATTATATCTTATATAACTCTTGTTAATAATTTTAATGAATGTATCATAAAAAATTCTGAAGAATATATTATTAATGATATAGTAAATTACGTACATCCTCAATATGAATTGAAAGGATTTATGGTTAAATTTACTGCTATACATGGAGGTGCAGTTACTAAACCTTTATTTATAGTTGATCATAGTGATAGATTTACTTTAGAAAAATATGTACAAATAAGTAAAAGTCTTATTGAACAAGCAAAATCTGCTAAGAAAACATATAGAAGTCAATCTTGGAAGAATTATTATGAATTTAAAGAAACTTGTTTATTACTTACTAATATTATAAATCAAAATAGAGTTATAGAATTTAGTAGAGATATAGATTATGGTTTTGCTTTAACTTCACATAAATCTCAAGGTAGTACTTTTGATACTGTTTTAGTAGATGTGAATGATATAGTTTATGATAAAAATGGTAACATTTACACAGATTGTGAAGATGTTAATCGTAGACTATATGTAGCTTGCTCAAGAGCTAGAAATAAACTATATTTAAAATTTGGAAAATGAAAGCTAAAATAATAAGTATTAAATTTGGTGGCAGACTTAATGAACCTAGAACTACTATTTGTTGGATTGAATTTAATGATCCTTATTGTAACAACGTGAAACGTGTTGTTAAAGGTGTTGCAAAGTGTAACCCTGATGATAATTTTGATACAACATTAGGTCGGAGAATAGCTGAAGGTAGAGCTAAAAGAGCTATGTTTTATATATTATATAAAAGTTCTACTACATTAAAAAATAAAATAGATGATGAAAGATATGTACAAATATTAAGATTTAAAAGAGAAACAACACATATTCAAGAACTTTTAAATAATTACTATAATGAACAGCAGAAATAAAAGAAAATTAGCATATAGAGCTAAAAATGAAAAAGGAGCTACAGTAAGAAATTTAACTTTAGCTGATAATATTCATGCAGATTATAATAATGTAGAATATAATAATAAGCAAAAAGATTATGATAACGCACTTGTTAAGAAAATGCGTCTTAGTAATATGTTCAAATTAAATAAGCAAAGTGTTACAGATTTAATTAAACAACTTGCTAATGGTACATATAGAGTAGAAAAAGGTCGTCATAGTCATATGACTACAAAATATGCTTGTGGCGTACAAAAACTTCGTAAAGCAAGAAAATCTGCTTAATATTAACAAGTTGGAGTAGAAATACTCCAACTTTTAATTCTTACAACTATGATTAAAAGTTGGTCTACTGATGTAGAAATATTTCCTAATCTTTTCTCTATTACTTTTGTAAATTTAAGAGATTATCTTGCAACATTTGCAGATTGTGTAGATGAAAAAGGTGAACCTATACCTATTACTGAAAAATTATCAGTAAAAGAAATAGAAAGAAGATTAGATACTATTGAAAAGAAAGTATTTAGAATTAGTGATACTGATGATAAAGATTTATTACCACTAGTTTCATTTCTTAATTCTAGCAGTGCTTATTTTGATACAGTAACTGATAAAGATGGAAATATTACTCAAGAAGCTGTAAGAACAGATATGTATGGCTTTAATATTGTAGGTTATGATAACCTTATGATTAAAGCTTTTCTGATGAAATTTAATCATTTTGATACTACAAAACAATTGATTAAATTTCTATATGAACTCAGTAAGAAAATAATAGCATTACAACAAGATAAAACTATGTTTTATCAAGATAAGGAAATTGAACTTATTAATAAGTATAAACTTCCTTATGCAACTGTTGATGTACAAACAGTATATGCTTTACATTCTGCTGGAGTAAATATAGATAAAGATACAGGCGAAAGACAAAAATATGGTAAAAGTCTAAAACAAACTTCTATTAATCTTAAATGGTATCAATTACTTGATTTTACTCTTCCTCCTATTGATGAAGAAGAATATGAATTATATTGGCGTCATATAGAACGATATAGAGGTATGCCATTAGAACAACTTAATAAACTTATAACTACAGATTTTGATAGATATGTTCTTCCAAAATATGTAGATAGTATGCTTCATTATAATCTTAATGATGTATTTATAGTTTGTGAAATGGTAAGACAAAAACCTGATGAAATTAAATTGAGATATTCAATTACATCTGCGTTTAAAATACCTGTTCTTTCTAGTGCTAGAGCTAATATTGCTGATAAACTTGTAACAAAGTTTTATAGTGATATGAGTGGGCTTAGACCTGAACAATTTACAAAAGGTAGAACTGAAAGAACTAGACTTTCTTTTAATAAAATAATATTTCCACATATTAAATTTAAAACTCCAGAGCTACAACAAATGCTTAGAGAAATGATGGATGTTTATGTATATCATACAAATAAAGAAGATTTCTGTAAAGAAATAACTTTTTATGGTACTACATATACATTAGCTTGTGGAGGTATTCATACTCAAGATAAACCTGTAATTCTTATTTCTGACGATAAATATCTTTATAAACATTTTGACTATAATAGTTATTATCCTAGTATTATAAGTTCTTATGAAATTGCACCTAAACATTTAAATAGAAAAATATTTGTTGATATGGTTACATATTTCAAGAATACTCGTGTAAAATGTAAACATACACCAGATTCTGAAGGATATGTAATGAAAGGTGTACCAAATAAAGTTGCTGCTGAAGTTTTAAAGATTGTTATTAATGCTATATATGGTAAATTTGGTAGTGAGTTATTCTTTCTTTATGATAGATTTGCTCAACTTCAAGTTACTATTAATGGTCAGTTAATGACTATGACTTTAGTAGAAGAACTAGAACTTAATGGAATACATGTTATTTCTGCAAATACTGATGGTATAATTATTCAGCTTCCTAGAGATAAAGAAGAAGTTTTCAATGATATAACCAAACGTTGGAATGAAACTAATAGAATGGGAGCTGATAGTGAAAATTATAAAGCATATTTTGCTAGAGATGTTAATAATTATTTTGCTGTTTGGGAAAATGGTAAAGTAGATGCTAAAGGTGATTTAGATCCTAAACAATATATTAAAGATTTGAAGAAAGGTTATGATATGCCTGTTGTTGCTGAAGCTGTTTATGAATATTTTGTAAACAATGTTCCTATAATGGATACTTTAACAAAACATAAGAGCATATTAGACTTTTGTAAAACTCAAAATATTGGTAAACAATTTGATGTTGTTATTAATAGAAATGATAAAGGTAGACTTTATACAGAAACTATACAAAGACACGTTAGATTTTATGTTGCTAATAATGGAGATATTATACAAAAGAAACAAAAACTTACAAATCAATGTAGTGTATTGGCTGGAGGATTACCTGTAAAAATATTAAATACATTAGATGATAAACCTATAGAAGAAAGAGATATTGATTTTAAATATTATTATGATGAATGTTATAAAATCATTAATCCTATTAAATTAGGTATACCACCTAAACTTAAAGCAAATAAAGAAAAAAGAACTAAAACAGGTAAATCTCTTATAAAAAAGTATTCTCAAGATTATTTGAATTTATTTAACGATGATGATTTTGAAAATTAAATTATGGCAGATATAAATCAAATATTTGACGATGCTGTAGAAGAATGGAAAAATAATCATGGTGTTGGTACTTGTTTAATTCCTCCTCCTCTTAATGATAAAATAATGATTTATAACATTTTAACTAGAATGTATAGTAAGAATCCTCAATGTAGAATTCTTATTGTTACTAATACATTCAAAGATAGAATGGATATAATTGACTTTATAACAAATCAAGATGAAGATAATGATAAGGAATTTAAACAATTACTTAATGATAAAACTTTAAAAGTATTTAGTTATAATCTTGCAAAAGATTATAATCAATTATTAGATTTAGTAATTATATATAATCCTGAGGAAATAACTAATTACATATTTGGACTATTAAGAAAAGCCCACTTTCAATTAGTAATTTTCAATAAACTTTTAAGTGATTATAGTCAATTACAAGATCTTTATAAAGTTTGTCCACTTCTTTCAGCTTTTAAACAAAAAGAAGTAGAGGCAATTCGCTTAAGCACCCCCGTAGAAGAAGAATGGATTAAAATAGAAATACCTACAGAAACCCAAGATTATAAAGATTATCAAAAATATACAGAGTATATTCAAACTTCTCTTAATATATTTGGTAGTTTTAATAATATGCAACAAGCTAGAATGGGTAATGCTGTTCTTAATATTTCAGCTTCTTCTATATGTTTACAAATAGCAACTGAAAATGGTTGGAATGATTCATTAGATATGTCTATTCAATATAATAGAGATATTGATGAATTATATAATCCAAACAGTTTAAGAGAAAGAGCAGGTAGAACATATGAAATGATAAGAAATAGAAATATTCTTATTAGTGATTATGAACCTAAACTTGAGAAAGTTGTTGAAATAATAAATAAACATAAAGGTGAAAAAATATTAGTAATTAGTAAAAGAGGCGAATTTGCTAATAAGGTTACTGAATATGTAAATAGTATGTCTGAAACTATCATTTGCGCTAATTATCATGATAAAGTTGATGATATTCCTGCTGTTGATATTAATGGAAATGCTGTTTATATTAAATCTGGAAAAGCTAAAGGAGAAAGAAAAATGATGGGAGTTCAATCTCAAAAAACATTAAATGAACAACTATTTAATTTAGGTAGAATTAATGTTTTAAGTTTATCAAATTCTCCTGATAAAAAGCTTACTGTTGATGTTGATGTTATTATTATAACATCTCCACTATGTGAAGATATAGAAACTTATATGTATCGTCTATCTAATGTTGTATATAAAGATAAAATAAAATTATATTCTATCTTTTGTAAAAATACAATAGAAGAGTCAAAACTATTTAACAAATCGTTGTCGGAAACGCACACAATAGTTAATAAATGTGAAATAGCCAATGATGATAAAAATAATTTTGATTTTATGATTGATGATTGAAAATAAATGCCTATATTTGTATTGACTTAAATGCTCTTTTAAATAATGGACAATCAAAATAACAAGGTTGTAGATGACAACAAGGCTGGAAAAGACAATAAACAAATTGTTAAAGCTAATGAATCTACTTCTAGTCTTTCTAGAGTTAATCTTTTTAATGAAAAAGGAGTTGCACAAGCAGAGGTACTTCTTAAAAAGATTATGGCTAGTGATAAAGGTGGAATAAAAAGTGTTAATGAAGGACTTGCTATTTTACTAAGGGCGCAAGATCTTAATCTACCTTTTAGTACTTGTATTGAACATATCCATGTTATTAATGGTAAGACTGGAGTAGATATTCATATTATTAAATCGTTATTACTGAGGGCAGGAGTAATATGGGATTGCACTAAAGATTATATTCCTCAGTATCAATATACTGACGGTAATACGATTTATTTAGAAACACAACTTCCAGACTATTGTGTTAAATGTAAAACCGCTGATGATGCTCTTAAAGCTACAAACGATTATAATGTAGGAGTTTATCCTGTTAAATGGTTTAAGGATTTGAATAATACTATTTATAATGAATTTCAAATTTCAGATAAATGTGTTATTGCAATAAATAAAACACAAGCTCTTAAACTTAAAGCTGAAGGTAAATTTCCTATCATTAGGATACCAGCTCAACCTATTGATTATGTAACTGAATATACTTTTAGACGTTTTGTTCAAACACCAGGTGGTTTAAAAGAAATGGTAGTTAAAAGTCATTTCAGTTATACTGAAGCTCAAATTGCAGAATTTTTTACTAAAGATACTTATAAGAAATATGCAAGAGTAATGATAGGTCATAGAGCTTTCACATTGGGAGCTAGAGATATAGCTGCCGATACTCTTATGGGAGTTCTTGAAGAAACAGAATTATCAATGGTTGAAGATTATACCTTAACTGATGCGGACTTTGTAGATGCAGAAGAAGTTATAACTCAACCTAGTGAACAATAAACTTATAGTGTTTAACTATAAAAACTTAATCATTTTTTATTAACTTTTTAAAAACATTTTATTATGAAACCAGGAATTAAATTTGGAATCAGTGCTGTTCAGAGTGGTCAGAAGGGTAATGCTAATGCTTTTCCTCGTCTTTATGCTAACTCATCTAATGGTCAGTTTAAAGTTACAGGTCTTGTAACTAAGGCTCTTGGAGTTAAGGTTGGTGGAAACATTATGTTCCTTAATAACATTGATGCTATTGAGAAGGCTATTCAGGATAAGAATCCCGAAATAGTTGCTTATGCTAATGAGCAGGGTATTGATCTTGATGATCGTTCAGCTGTTCTTGAGTTAGTTAAGGAACTGACTCAGTGGTATATTGCTGCTGGTGTTATTCTTCGTAAGCGTAGTGGTGAACCTATGCAAGCTGCTATTCGTATTACAAAGGAAGATAAGGAGAAGTGGATTGCTGAACATGGTGCTGAGTATTTTGAGGATATGTCAGACGAAGATAAGCAGGCTTTTGTAGAATCTAAGGGTGCTGATGCTGACATTGATGATATTGATGCTCTTGTTGCTCTGCTTACTGCTGAGGATATTGAGTCACCTAAGACTGATGCTATGAGTGGTTCTAAGACTGCTTCTACTTCAAGTGCTACTGGTGTAGGTGTTCAGGTTAATTTCACTGATTCTAATATTTGGAATCTGCTTAAGGCTGACCTTGGTGAAGATAAGGATAAGTTTGTACGTGTATTTGACGTTGATATTGAGAATCCTGAGAAGGCTATCTTCAATGATGGTGCTAATGACCTTGAGATTCTTGCTTATCCTATCAATTATGTTGAGGATAAGGAGCCTATCCGCCGTAATGGTAAGGAAGAGGAGTAATTTGATTGTCCATTAGGAGATAGGGAGAAAGATATAGCTAGTCTTTCTCCCTATATTTATCTTTATTAATTTTTAAAGTTTAATTAAACTATGAGTGAAGAAAAAGAAGTTAAAAAAGTTCGCAGAGGCGTAAGTAACCAAACACAAGCAGTTAATCAGCTTCGTTTTCATGAGAAAGATGCTGCACCTAACGGTTTGTTTGTTGCTGAGCTTGCACAAGTATCAGTAGATTGGTCTACTAACAATGATGCAAAAGTATTTGCAGGAATTAGAGTTCCTCATCTTACTTTTGAATTTACATCAACTCATGCAAAGCCTGCTGAAAAGCGTCATGTTTATTATACTCTATTCCCTGTAGAGTCTAATGTTAATACTATTCCTGGAGGTCAAGAAGAATGGAAGGTTAATCAAGTACTTAATGGTATTAAGCATCTTATTGATGTATTCTATCTTAGAGGTCGTCTTATGACTGCTGAAGAAGAAGATATGCTTGCTCTTAACTTCTGTGATTTTGATGAAAATAATAACTATATAGCAGTTGATCCTCAGGATGTAGCTGATGCTTATGGTACTCTTTTCACAAATGTAGCAAATATATTTAATGGTATTGTTTCAGCTAAAGATGGTGAAACTCCGAAACCTATATTTAAGGATAAGGATGGTAAAGCTATCAGATGTTGGATTAAGCTTATTCGTGCTAAGAAGATTAAGGGTGAATGGAAGAATGTTGCTAATGGAGAACTTGCATTTGATCCGTTTATTGGTAATGGATTTGTAGAACTCCAAAATGGTAATAATCCTCCTTCAATTCTTCGTATGGATTTAAGCAAAGAAAGTATAACTCCTAAGGATGTTAAGAAAGCTCCTAATATGCCTGGTATGGGTGGAGTTATGGCTGGTGATCCTATGATGGGTGGAGGTATGCCTTCAGATCAAGGTGCATATAATGCTGCTCAGGATGAAATGCCATTCTAATAGTATATTAATTCTAAAAGATAATGGTTATGTTTTATAACATAGCCATTATTTTTTATTTTATTTTTCAGATATGAAAAGAAATATAGCTACAACTAAACTTACTAAAGAATTTATTGAATCTAAAATATCTCAAGAAGCTATTGTTGCTAAATATTTAGGACTTAAACAAGAAACTGTAGAATATTGTATTAAATACAATAAACTTATTCCTTCAGTATTTAGAGATGATGGAGATACACCTAGTATGGGTATTCAATATAATAAAAAAGGTAGGTTAAAAGTTCGTGATTTTGGTGGATTTGGTTTCTTTGAAGATATTTACGGAGTTGTAGCTTATGTTTTAAGTTCTATCTATGAAAGAAGAATAGAAACAAATAATAAGAATGATTTTTATTTCATTCTTAAACATATTGCTATAACTTTTAGTAAAGTTATAGACGGAGAAGAAATAGATCCTAATATCGATGAAACTATTAAAAATGCACTTATTAAAAGCAGAGGTAAAAGACCAATAATTGATCTTGTTACTCGTTCTTGGAATAAGGATGATAAAGATGTTTGGGCTAATTGGAATATAAGTTTACAATTTCTTAGTAGAAATTTTGTAATACCTGTAGAACAATATTATGTAAATAGAAGTGTAGATAGTGATCCTAAATATTATTATAATAAAAAAGATCCTTGTTATGCTTATTTACTTGGAGAAAAACAAGGTATTAGACTAATTAAACTTTATTTTCCATTAAGAAATAGACAAACAGAACTTAAATTTATTACTAATTGTAATGTAATAGAAGGATTATTAAATCTTGAACTTGATAATTATGATTATATATTACTTACAAAAAGTAGTAAAGATAGATTAAGTATAGGTAGCTATTTACGTCATCTCTCCTTTTACGGGGGAGCTGATAAACTCAATATTGGTGTAGTAAACTTACCAAGTGAAAGCTATCTACTTAAAGATAATGAATATTCATATCTTCATAATAAACTTAAAGATGATGGTATGATTATATCATTGTTAGATTTTGATAGAACAGGAAGAAGAGGTGCTAATTATTTGGCAACAACATATAATATTCCTTATCTATTTATAACTAGAGGTGAATTTGGTTTACCAAATTATCATGCTAAAGATTTTGCTGATTTACACAAAGTGTATAATAGTAAACAAATTGAACAATTTATTAATGAAACTTTAACATATGTCAGACTTAGATATAAGCAATATGAGCAAAGTCAGTTTACAGACTTTGAAAGAGAAGAAAGTGATTTTAACTTCTAGAATATATAATGGATTAGGAGTAGAACAACTTATAATGATACCTATAACTGATGAAGATGAAGCAGTTATAGATAGTCTTATGCAAAATGATCCACGAGTACAAAATGTTACTCTTCAAAATTATTCAATAAAAAGAGATAATGTTTTAGCTTATGGTCATATAAATTTGAAAGATAATAGTAAAGATTTTCTTTCATTAGAAACTCTTAAACTCCATAATTTTAATATTCACAAAGGTATTAAAATTCCTAATAATTATGATTATATAAATCATTGTTGTTATATTGAAAAAGGTAAACGACCTAATTATTTAAATAGTCCAACATTACAAATGGATGGTATTGATTGGATTAATACAACAAATATAGCAAAAGTAATACAATATAATCATGGTATGATAGGAAAGCCTAATAAAGTAGTTATTTTTACTAATTTTGTATATAATAAAAAATAATATGTTAATAACTAAAGAATTTTTAGAAGAAAAAGGATTTACCTTATGCGTTAAAGATAATGGTTATTATAAGTATATTGATGATTTTGAAATAATTTTATTTAATATACTTGATGAAAATACAGATACTGTATTACATATAGAAGATCTTGTAAGTAGAAGAACTGTATTACATTTAAGTGTTTGCAATACAATAGATAAATTAAATAAAGTATTTGAATTATTAGATATAAAATTATGAAATTAAGTATTCATATTTGTAATATTCCTTGTGCTGAAGAATATTATATGGGAGTTAATAGTTCATATGAAGCTCGTATAATAGAAGTTCCTGATGAAAATATTCCAAGTGAAATATTTGGAATTATAAAAGGAGAAATTAAAAATAAAAGTATAACTAATATAGCAATAGTGAAATGAAACTATATAAAAGAAATGCTCAAGGTAAACCTATTGTTTGGGAAATTACTAATGAAAATCAGAAACTATTAATTAAAACTGGTTTAGTTGGTGGAAATCTTCATATAGAAGAAATTAAAACTCATAGATTTTTTCATGATGAAGCTAATAGTAGAATAAAAGCTAAACGTAAAGAAGGATATAAAGAATTAAGTGAACTTAGAGATAATTTTAAAAGTACATATCCTGAACAAATGGATAGTACTTCTCTTATGCATTATCTTAATACTTATCTTCCTAAATATTCTACTACTTCTGAAGGTTTTGTTCTTCCTATGCTTGCAAAAACATTAGAAGATAATAAACCATTTGAGAAATATGGTACTATGTTAGGACAATGGAAAATTAATGGTTTACGTTGTCTTATTGGTGCTGAAAGAAATGGTAATGATTTATTCACACCAATTATTCTAACATATCATTCTCGTGAAGGACAAAATTGGACTACTAATATGCGTTGGATGGATGAAATTCTACTTCCTAAAATAAATAGTGATCTTCTAGATATGATGATAGAAGAAGGTGCTTATTTAGATGGTGAACTTTATCTTCCAGGTTATTCTGTAAATGATATAAATTCATTTGTAAAAAATGCACAACTTCCTCAACATTATTTGTTACAATATTGGTGTTATGATATTGCTTGTGAAAATATAAGTGCTGTTAGAAGAAATGATTTTAGGTTTGATAATATTGATATTTCAGATAAAATTAATCATTGGTTTACTAATAAAGAAGAACATTTTAATAATAAACGACAATTTGTTTTACTTCATACTGTAGAAGTACCTAATATTCAAGAGGCAATATTCTTTAGAGATAAATTTATTAGTTTAGGCTTTGAAGGACTTATTCTTCGTAATCCAGATGCTGAATATCAGTTTGGTAAACGTAATCAATCAATGTTTAAATTTAAGAAAATAGATGATGGATTATTTTCAATAATTGATATTAAAGAAGATAAACGAGGATTACCAATATTTGTTCTTAGAAATGACATCAATGATGAATATTTTGAATGTACTTATAATGCAAGTCAAGACGATCAAAAAAGATGCGTAAGCACCCCTTTAAAAGAAGAATTGACTAAAAACTATAATGCTTTTGTAGAATTTCGTGAACGTAGTGGCGTTAAACAAGTTCCATTTCATGCAAAGATAATTAGATTAGAAAATAAGTATGAAAAAGAAAAAGGATAATAGTAAATCAAAAATAAGAAAAATAATAGATAATATAAATAATAATAGTTTGGATATAAATTGTAATATTTGGATAGGAACTGATAATTTTTATTTATTACCTGCAATTTATTTCTTTAATGCTTATTATTTTGAAGTTAGTTTTGTTATTTTTAATATAGCACTTGATATAGGTTTTAAAATTAAAAAAGAATGACAATTAATTTAAATGAATTTGATAAAGTAGATGAAAAGGTAGATAAAAGTAAAACATGGCTTTATGTTAAAGGTAAATGCCTAATTAGTAATGAAGTACCAAAATATAAATATTATAATCTTTATAAGAAATATAATCCTGAAACAAATTCAACTAATTATTATATAATATTATCTAACAATAATGTTAATAATCAATTAAAAAATACACACGTAGATGATTATGGTAGAATTAAAATACCTATATCAATAATATATTATGAGTCTGGATTAAGTAAAGAAGAAAAAGATTGTAATATAACTCTTACTTGTACTGATAGTGATGAAGAAAGTATAGTTTATCTTATAGATTATTAAATTTCTGCCCTTTTGTCGGCGGTCTGGAGTATAAATTGACTGAAATTTGGCTCTAGACCGCCTTTATTTTAGCTGTGTGCGATTTTCACTATCATTGTGATAGTTTGTACTAGCCAAAATTTTATGCGCTTATATGCGAAAATAAAAAATTAGTTTTTAGATAATATTAACAAACTACATATAAATAAATTTCTTATATTTGTATGTAATTTTAAACTTAAATATTATGAATGAAGATGGAATGAATAATGCACAACCTATTTATGAAAATAAAGAAGAAGTGTCTGCTATTGTTCGTAAAATTGTACCTAATGATTTATTAGATGACAACGTAATTAGATTTGCACAAGAAGCTTTACACGCTATTGCTTTATATGCTGCAAAGAACCACGATTATGGTAATTCATTTGAAGATGGAATGTCTTTAATTGGAGATGCTTATGGAACAGGAAGATTATATGATAAAGCTAAACGTATTGCTACTCTTACAGGTAAACCTCAAAATGCTAGAATTGGTGAAAGTATGGAAGATACTGCTTTAGATTTAGCTTGTTATAGTCTTATGTATTTATCATTTAAACATAAAATTAAATTATAATATGAAATTTATAGAACCTAAAGTTGAACTTTGGCAACAAGGTACTGATATGGATGCTATATGGAAGCATATAGCACGTTGTGTTAGAGTTTGTTATCAAAGTACACCAAAAAATGATAATGAGAATGATGAAGCTTTTGTTAAACGTGTTATTCTTTCTCATGAACCAGCTAATAGTGTTGCTAATCATTTAGCTATGCTTGAACATAGTACTATATATTTACATGTAGTACATGATGCTGCTGATGAATACGAAGTTTGCAGTTTCTATAGAATGAATAAATATAGTAAAATGATTTGTAAAGAAGTAAATAATGTTATGCATCATTTTATTACTACAAATCTTCGTGTTATTATAGAAAACTATAGAGAACATGATTTACAATATTTATGTGAACCTACTTGGCATGAACGTAGATATACATTCTGTTTTACAACAAACATTGGTGTATCTCGTGAATTTAATCGTCATAGAGTAAATTCTATAGCTGAAGAAAGTACTAGATATTGTAATTATTCTAAAGATAAATTTGGTAATGAAATTACCTATGGAATTCCTCAATGGCTTTTAGAAATTAAAGATCATATAAATGAATATCCTTCAACTTTAGTTGATTTATGTCAAGATGTATATGGTCAAGGACCTTTTGTTGAAAGTATTTGGTTTGATTTAGATTATTATATGTTTGCACTTAAAGCTTGTGAATTTGCATATAATGGTCTTATTCAAAAAGGTTGGCTTCCTCAACAAGCTCGTGAAGTTCTTCCTCTTGCTACTAAAACTCAATTAGTTCATACTGCATTTGAAAGTGATTGGCGTCATTTTATTGCTTTAAGAAGTAAAGGTGTTTCAGGTAAACCTCATCCTAATGCTAAATTACTTGGTGATCAAGTAGCTGAAATATTAAATAAACTTTTAGAAGTTAAATAATATGTGTTATCTTATTATATTAGATTATTGTTCTAATAGAATATTAGAAGGTAATGTTCCAACTACACTAACTATAGAACAAATACTTGATAAACTTAATTTAAAAGAAAGTCAAGTATCTTATATGTTTAGTGATTATGAACCAACAAGAGAACAAATAAAATTATGAAAGTATTTTGTTTTACTTATAAAGGTCAATATGGCGGAGGTTGTGCTGTAGTTGCAGCTAATTCATTAATAGAAGCTTTTGGTATATTATCATCTAATGATGAATTTATTTTGGATTATACTGATTTAGAACATGGTTATGAAGAACCTTTATTAAAAGCTGATGAAAGTATAACAGAACCAAAAGTTATAGTTAAACGATTTTATCAAGAGTAAATTATGGATACAATATTTACTGCTGAAACTGTTGAATTTAAAAGACCTGATTCTGAAAAAATAGAACATGGTATTATGGTTGGTCATGATGATAAACATATTATTATTGATCAAGATTTAAATATTGTTATAAATTGTTCTATTGAACATTATAATAATAATCAAACAAGATTTATTTTAATGTAAAATTATTAAAATTTTAAAACTATGTATATTACAATTATTATTTGTGTATTACTTATTTGTGCAACTGTTTTAGGTTGGAAATATCTTCAAATAGGCTTTGAAACTGATGAAACTATGCAAGCTAAATTTGATGCTGCTATGATTGAAATTAATAGCATTATAGCAAAAGATGATGAAGCTGAAGCAAAAGATAAATCTTATATGTGTCAAAAAGATGACTATAAAGATTGTGTAACTAAAATTAAAGAAATATTAGAATCATGAGTACTAATATATTTGATATTCAACAAGATCTTTATTCTATTTTTCAAGAAATAGAAGAAAATGATGGAGAATTAACTGAAGAGTTAGAAGAAAAACTTGGTATAACTCAAGAAGAATTTAGGTCTAAAGTTGAAGCTTACATAAATGTTATAAAAACTGCAAAGAATGATATAGAATTATGTAAGCAAGAAAGTAAAAGACTTAGAGAAAGACAGAAAGTTAAAGAAAACATTATTGATAGATTATCTAAAATTATAATTGCAGCTGTAGAACAATTCGGTGATACAAGTAAAACTGGAACTAAATTCTTGGATTATGGTACAGGCAGAATAAGTATTAAAAATACAGAAGCTGTTGAACTTAATCTTCTTAATGGTCAAATTTGTAATGATGCTATTGCAGCATTAAGATATAAATTTGAAAATAAAATACTAGAAGGATATAATTCAGTTGATTGTAAAGAAATAGTAACTGATATTATAAAAACTTCTAGATCAAATGAAATTGATTTTAGACAACCTTTACAAGATGAAGAATTAACTATTGATGATATTTGTGCATTAGATGCAAAAATTTCATTTACAGTTAATGTTGGTGATTTAATGCAAGGTGAAGGATTTGAATTTATTCGTCATTTTCTTAAATATGCAGATGATTATAAAGTTGAAGATGGAACTACTAAAACTAAGTTCAAAGAACTTTATAAAAATGATGATTTACATGTAGGTAAAATTGTTAACAATAAAAGTTTATTAATAAAATGAGTAAATATATAGTTAGAGGTGTGCCATGGTCTAATGGTTTTACTAAAGATGTAAAAGGCTGTACTACATCTCATGAGGTAATGGAAAAAGCTGGTCTTGATTGGCAAGTTAAGAAGTGTGAATTAGTTGCCAAAATGCCATTTGGTATTTATGGAAATAATATTATTGACGAAAATCATAATGAATTTTCAAGAAATGGTTATATTTATAGAGGATTAGATAATGCCTTTGCAACTTATAGAACTGATATAAATGTACCTCTTGGTCTTGTTAAATCTAAATATGAAGTTGTACAAAATTTAGATGCTTTTAATTTCTTTGATGATGCAATTGGAGAAGATAAAGCTATTTATTTAGCAGCTGGTAGTTTAGGTTTTGGACAAAAAGTATATGTTACTGCAAAACTTCCTATTGAAACTACTGTAAATGGAGATAAAATTGATAATTATCTTGTATTTAGTAATGCTCATGATGGAAGTGGTGCTGTAGATATTATGTTTACTCCTCTTCGTGTTATGTGTACTAATATGTTAGCTGCTGGTAGACAATCAGCTTTTGCTCATATTCGTATTCGTCATACAAAGACTGTTAAAGAACGTCTTGATAAAGGTGCTGAAGTATTAAGAATTGCTTGTGAAATGGCTAATAATGTTCAGGATCTTTATAGGTCTTTAGAGTTCTTTAAAATGGATGATTTACAAGCTATGGATTATTTTGCTAGACTTCAACTTACTGAAGAAGAATATGCAAAAGTAATAAACTATAATCCTACTAAAGGTCTTGAATTACTTTTTAATAGAGATTATATGACTCTTGACAGATGTGAAATATCAATGAGAAAAGCTAATCAACTTGCAACAATGTTTGATTACTATTACAATGGTATAGCACAAAAGGAAATTAAAGGTACAGGCTGGGGTGTATATAATGCTGTTACTGGATACTATTCTAATGTATTAGAAATGGAAGGTCAAAAGAGAACTGAAAGTTTACTTTGGGGTAGTGGTAACAATGCAGTTACAAAAGCATTTGATTTAATGCTTAATTATGCTGAAGCTGTTTAATATGTCATTCTTCTTTTACAGGGGAGTTAATTCAACCTCCCCCGTAAAAGGAAATGATGCTAACAATGTAGATATTATGAATTTAATTGTAAAACCTTATAAAGTAGGTTCTGATTTATGGTGTGTATTTGATGAAGATAGAAAACTTGTCAAATATTCTAGTATGTATAAATCTGACTGTGAACAATATGTAGAAAGAAATCAACCTAATTTAACTATTAAAGATGCAAGAAAGAAACGTCTTTTCTTTGAAGATATTAAAGATTGGGATTATAGCAAACTTGCTGATATTTGTATGATTAAGGAAGATAAAAAGATACATGGTACACTTGTATATTTTAAAGTATTAAATAAAAAGGAACTACAATATGTTCTTTATTTTAAAAATACAGAAGTTCTTACTATAAAAACTGAATATGCACCTGAAATAACTTATGTTGGTGTTGCATTATACGATAAATGTATAAGATAGTTAAAAGTGTTAAAATTGTAGTTTTTGACAGAACTTTATAATATATTTGTAGCAAAGTTTAATATTAAAGATATGAGAAAAGAAACTATTAAAATCCTTGAAGAAAGAGTAAATAAAGACTCTGAAGGTAAAAATCAAAGTTTATTTGAAGTAGAGTTTATAAGAAAGCCTCTTAAAGTAAGAATTAAAAAACTTATTCCAGAAGCTATTGTTCCTAAATATGCAAAACCTGGAGATGCAGGTATGGATTTAGTTGCAACTAGTTGTAGTTTTGATCAAGAAAACAACAATTATGTTTATGGAACAGGACTTGCTATGGAGATTCCTTATGGTTATGTAGGTCTTATATTTCCTCGTAGTTCAAATCGCAAAACTAATTGCTATATGACTAATCATGTAGGAGTTATTGATAGTGGATATCGCGGAGAAGTAATGATTACTTATAAGGATAGAAATGATCATCCTGAATTAGGTAAAGAACCTTATAAAATTGGTGATAGAATTGCTCAAATTATAATTATGCCTTATCCTCTTATTGAATTTGAAGAGGCTGAAGAACTTTCAGAAACAGAAAGAGGTACAGGTGGTCATGGTTCAACAGGAAATTAATATATTATGACTGAAATTCAAAATAAAATAGTTGAATTACATAAACATATAGTTGCAGCTGGAAATCTAGCAAGAGAATTATATGTTTGTGCAGATGAAAATTTTATACATGCTAGTGAAGATGAGCATTTAACAGTAAATTTACTTCCTTTAGTACAAAATGCTGTTGAACAAATGTTAGAAGATAATGACATATATTGTTTAAACAATATAGTAAAAGGTTCATTAGTTTCTGATTATTATGAAAAAGCAGAATTTGATCCTAATGCTAAAAAGGAAGATAATAAAACAAAAGAATAATAATTATGGCTGAACAACATAAATATACTATAGTATTACTTACTACAGCAGGTTGTCAAGGTTGTAATATAATGCATAGTAATACTCTTGAAGCTATTCATATGTCCCACAAAGATATTGAATATAAAAGAGTAGATATGCTTAAAGATACAAAAGAAACAGAAGAATATTGTAGAAAATTTCAAATTAGAGATTTTCCTACTATTCTTTTGTTTGATGGTGAAAATTTAAAATATAAATATACTGGTAGTATGCCTACTGTTGTAGTTCTTAGATGGATAGATATACATTTTAAATAACATTTTCCATTTTGATAAACAAGTAGTAATACTTGTAAGTGTCCTTTTAATTTTGACATATGATAATCCGAATACTGCTGCTTGTGAAAGTGGCAGTATTTATTTTATATATAAAGATGATAATAAAGATAATAGATAGTCAATTTACTCGTCAGTCTGGAGTATATAACAGCTGATATTTGGCAAATTTGGCTAGTTTCCTGCCCTACAATCAATTTTCTATGCTTAGGTGAACAATGTACTTAGTGAACTAAAGCACCCCTGTAAAAGGAAATTGAAATGTAGAAAATAGCACTAGTTAGAATATATTTTTTAAAAACTTTGTTGTAACACATGGTTACACAATGAAAAAGAGAAGTAACTGTAATAGCTACTTCTCTTCTTACGTGGGAGTTGTTTTATTGTTATTTTATTTTATCATTGTCTAAAGGAATAAGACTAAGAATATTACCACCTAATTTATAATATCTATTATTTATTGAAATATCCATTATAGAACGTATATTTCTCCAATAAGGTATTCTTCTTTCAGCATATACTCCAAGTTTATTTCTTCCAGCATATCTTCCAGTAGTAAATCTAGGATTATAATCTTCTCCACCAAATAACATTCCACAAATAACTTCTAAAGTTTCCATTCCATCACTTAAGTTACTACTAAATGCAATAGGATTAGCATATAGTTTCTTAAATTCAGGCATAGCACCTATCGGATTCCACATAAATGTTTCTGATGCAAGTCTATCAGCTTGATAAAGTACAAAGTTAGGCATAAAAGCATCATCGTCATCATCGTCAAATCCATAACAAGCTAATAAAGCAAGACAAACTGCAACTACCATACCAGCTAAATCACCCCAATTTCGTCTAAGATTTGCTTGTTCATATTCAGGAAGCATATTTTTAGTAATATTCCAATATCCAATAAAGTCTACTATAAATCCAAATAGATTTTGTAATCCTTCAAGTAATGATTTTTGTTCATTAGTATATTTAGGATCTTGTTTAACATTTTCAATATTAAGTTTTAAGAAATCTATAAGACTTACATAATAACCTTTTTCTACAGTTCCTCTTGATTCATTATAATAAGCTTCAGGTCTATATCTTTTAAGTATTCCAGGATATAAATGTTTATGATATTGCATAAGAAGTCCACCAAATAAACCAGATTCAATTTTAGCAGCACTATATTTATCATACCAACCATGAATTTTCTTATTAACATCTATAACTCTACCTTGAAATCTTCCCATTAATTCATAAGCAGGAGATATATTAAGTTTAGTATTACCTTTAGCCTTATCTTCAAAATACTTATCATTAAGAGTTTTAAGTATAGAACCTTCAGCAAATACCATTCTACCATTTTCACCTCTATCAAGATTGTCCCATACAGTTGGATTATTTTCAAATTGTTCTTTTCTAGATTTTCTTAAATTTTGAGTTTTTTCACCAAATTCTTTTTTACGTTCTTTACTAAATTTCTTTACAGACTCAGTAACAAGATTTCTTCTAAATTGAGCATAATCTTTAGCTTTATTAGGATCATTCTTAATTTCTTCAAGATCGGCTTTATATTGAGCTTTTTCTTCTTCAGTAGCCATTTCATTAAATACTATATTAGCGACTTCTTCATTAAATTCATTTTCATTCATTATACGATAATCACCATCAGCATCAATAACTATTCTATGAGATAACATCATGCTAATCATGCCACTATTTTGCATATAATGTTCACCCATACTTAATGGACTAAAACCTGCATCTCTAAGACGTCTACTGAATTCTTCAGCACTAAGTTCTCTAACTTGACCTGTAAGTTCTGTAAAGTCAATGATATTCATTGTTTTAATTATTGCACCAACTTTACTACTTGCATAATCATCATACATATGAGAAAGATAATCTCCAATACCTGTGATATAAATTGTTTTACCTCTAAGATAAGTTTTTGTATCAAAGTATTCTTTTGCAAAAGCTTCTGCAACAATATTACTTTCACCGACAGTTACGTTAGAAACACCAGCTCTAATATTAAGAGTCATATATTGAGTTGAAGTTAAACTTTGCATCATTTGTAATGCTCTAGTTCTCCAACCTTGAGGTTTCTTAAATTGATCAAATACTATTCTTCTAATCCAGTTTGCATATTGTTCTTGAAGTTTAGTATCTTGAACTTTATGATAAGTACCATTTCTTCTTCCTAAATATTTACCAACACCTTGTTGTTTTCTTTCTTCTTCATAAGTACCATAATTTTCAAGAAGTTCTTGACCAAAATAAAGCATAAGTTTATTTTCTTGTACTGCATTATAATGAGTAGCTTTCTTAATAAATTCTGCAATTACATCTTCCCAATTATTATCTAATAACTCTTGATGAACTTTTAAATCATTAGCTTCTTGTTCTTCTCTAAGTTTTCTATAATCTTCTACTCTTTTATTATAATCATCAATTGATTCTCCGTCTTTTCTTTCAGGTATAGCAGGAATTTCAGATTGTTTAGTACTATCTACTGATTTAAGTCTATGTAACATAGGCATATCAGGAATATAATCAGTATCGTATTCAACATATTTTTGCCAATCTTCATTACCTTGATAACCTGTAATAAATCCAAGACTTTTAATTAATTCATTAAGCCAAAATGAAGGATCAGTTAAAGATTTACTACTAGCTTTAGCTCTAGCAGGCATCCAACCATCATTAATATAACGATTAGATTTTTTATTTCTAGAATAATAGGTAAGAGTCTTATCAATATAATCCTTAAGTTCTTGTTCTTCAGGAGTTAGTTCAAAACCCTTATTATAATATTTTTCTTCAGTTGTAAAATAATTTACAGAAGGAATAAGATTTGATTTATCAAAGAAATCTTTTTTCTTAGTAAATACATCAATATCATTAAATACTATAGGAGGATTATTAACATAAGGCTCTTTATAATTATTTCTTATTTTCTTATTTTGCTCTTTAGTTTTAAAATTAGATTCTCTACTTAAATCTTTCTTATAGTTAGGATTAACAACTTTTTCTGAAATAGTACTATTTTCTTGATTATAAGTAGGTCGCCATTCACCAGGAAGAACATCAGTAATAGTTTTAGTTGTAGTCCATATTGCTAACGGTTCAAATCTATGTTTGTAAGTGTTATAAATATGATTCTTTTCAAACCATTCTCTAAAATATTTTGTACCTTTATTTGAAGCTTCTCTTCTAGCATCATAATAATATTTAGTATACTGAATATCAAAAGCTTTATCTAATATTCTTAAAGCAGAAGTCTTTTCTTTATCAACAAATTGATCTTTTACACTTTCTTTAGGTTTAGCATAACCAAAGAATAAATGACTTGCTAAATTATAATCATGATTATCTTCATCGTATTCAGCAAATACTTTATTCCAAAGTCTTTTATATTCTTCACTTCTATCTGATATTCTAGCTTTAGCTGCTTCAAATTCATCTTGATTTCTTTCAAAATCTACATTATCCTCAATAAATTTCTTAATTTGTTCTCTTCTTTCATCAAGTTCATCTTCTGTAAGATTTAAATGTTCAATTATATCATCATCAAGATATTTTTTAACAGCTTTTCTATAATCAAACTCTTGTTCTACAGGATCATATCCGAAATATGTTTGAAGAATTGAAAGAACACCTTTAAGATCTTCAAGACTTAATATAGAAGCATCAAATATTCCTTCTTCATTAATACCATGAATTAAGAAATTATTTATAGCTTTTACAACTCTTTCATAATCTTGATTTACTGCGCCAGGTAATGTCATACCTGCATAAAAATCTTTATTATAAACAGTATTATCTTCCGCTTTAGGATTAAAATGTATAATACTTTTTTCTGAAAGTGTACTACTCTTTTCTCTTTGTAATCTTCTTAATTCACTATCTTTAATATTATCAATGTCAGCTTCAGTAAACTTACGACCATCAATAACTCCATATTCGTCATAAGCGTTTCTTTTCTTAGCAAGTTCTTTATAGAATTTAGGAGGAGTTACGTCAAAACCTTTAATATCATAATTTCTAAAATATGATATAGCAGCTCTAATTCTTAAATTATATTCATCTATAAGTTTTTGTTTATTTTCTTCAGATATATTAGGATCAGCTTCAAGTTGCTCTCTAAAGTCCATTTTAAGACCTTTATCATAAACCTCATTAAGTTTAGCTATAAAGTCTTTTTTAGTATATTCTTTATTATCGTAAAGACTACCAAAATAGAATGTAGCATTTCTATATAACCAAAGTTTAGCATTACGATAATTTTCATTACTATCCATTAATACTTTTTGAGAAGGAATATACCAATGACCATCAGTAGCTTGTTGTGGGCTTTCAGCTTCAGCTATAATTTGAAGATTTTTATCAAGATTTTCTCTAAAATTCTCTTTTTCTTCTCTAGTATAAACAGTTTCTTTCCATTCTTTAAGATTTGATATATAACCTCTAAGAGCATTAGCACTTGAAACTAATTCAATATTATACTCATGAGTGTTAATATCATTACCTTTTCTAGGTTGAGTTTCAAAAGGAATTTCTTCTTTTTCTTGTCTTGCAGCTCTATCCCAATAGTTAGTTAAATCATTAATAGCTCTTTCTACTTGTTCTAATCTGACACTATTTTCATCAGGAACATTTACATTAACTATATTATATAATTTATTTCTTTCTGCTCTAAGAATCTCATATTCAACAAATATGTCAGAATAATTTTCAAGCATATATTCATTAAGTTGAATTTCTTTTTGAATATATTCATCTTTCATTGCTTGATTAATATTCTTAAGTTTCCATTTATCAAACTCTAATTCTTTATCAAGATAATTCTTATGAGCTTTATATCTAGCTAATTTATTTTCAGGAGTAGGATTTTTACTATAAATTTCATCCCATTTTTCATACTCTAACTGTAAAGCTTGAGTAGTTTTATCAAACATTTTTAAATCAGCTTCAAATTCAGAATTATAATCTCTAATTCTTCTACCAGTTTCATCTATAATATGTTTCATATTTATAGGTCTACCAGCGGCTTTAGCTCTATTAATTATATCTTGCCAAGTTTTATGGAAAATTTCAATTTCATGATCAGCTTGTAAATCAGCACCTCTAATATTCTGCATTACAGTTGTTTGAATAACTTGTAAAGCAGGATTATGAGTATCCTGAAAATCAGCTATTTGAGAAGTAAACCAAGTAGTTGCATGATAACTATCTAATAAACTAGTAACTCCTTCTCTAATAGCAGGATTATGACTTAATTTAGTAAGATATTCTTCAACATAAGATTTTTCAGCTTCATTAAGAAGGTCTGAAGAATTAAGTTTAGCAATGTCTTCATTAATTTGTGCTATATTTTCTTTTACAAAAGTATTATTATTTCCTGTAATTTTACGGAAATCATAAGTATCATTTGTATAAGCACGAATTAATCTATGTGCATCAAGAAGTAAAGTTAAATATTTAGTATGAAGCTCAGGATCATCTTTAAGAGCTTTCATTACTTCAGGATCATTAATTTTCTTCCAATCTCCATTAATAACTGTAAAATTATTAAGTCTATCTTCAATATCATTAACTTCATTCTTAACAAATATTCTATTAAGAGATGCTATATCCTCAAGATGATTACCTATAGTGTTCTTAACTTTTTCATCATCTGAAGAGTTTAAATCATTTTCATGAATATTTACACCTGCTTGTTTAATTCCTTTACTAAATTTTTCTGCTAAAGGATTTCTACTTGTTCTAGCATACTTAATATTTTGTTTAGTTGCATAAGTTAAGGATTCTTCAACATCTGCTTGTTTAACTTCAACTTTTTGAACAATAAATAAATTTCCAAATAATTTATTAGGTGCAACAAAATTATTAAAATTATTGCTAGCATGAGTATTAATCCACAGATTAATCTTATCAAATATTACATCTTGTAATTCTTTAGCTAAACGACTATATGCAACATATTGATTTAAAGTTTTTCTTAAAGCATCTTCTTTGCTTATAGGATTGCTATCATTCTTTTGACTATAATCATATTTACGTTTAGCAGAATTATATACTTTTCTTAAACCTTCTTTAGTAGTAAAGTCAAATAAACCTTTAGACATAATAAATCTTTCAACTCTATAGTCTTTATTATTTACTTTTAAAGGTATATATTTTTCTTTTACATAAGGAAGTTTCTTATCAAGATAATCAATATCGTTAGCTTTATAAACAAAATAGTTATTTTCGTTATTAGCTATACTATTCTTTAATTTTTTAATATCTCCTAATTCTTCTTCTTTACTATCAAGAATTACAGCATTATTATCAAAAGTAGTTAAATTTCTTTGTGTTTTAGGTAAATTACTATCTCCATTATAATCTTTTTCTATAACTTCTAAATAATAACTTTGAGGTTGATATACATTATCATCTAATTTATTATTTTCATCATACCAACTGATATCACCTGTTTCGTTATTTTGAAGTTTAGATAAAGGATAAAGATAAATAACATTATTATATTCATTTACAGTTTTATATAAAATACTCTTTAACTTACCTCCTTCATATCCTTGAATTATAATATAAGGTTTAAGTTTATTTAAGAAGTTTTGATATTGTTCATCTTCTTTATTATTTTGTGTATCTTCATTTATAACTTCAGCTTGTTCTAAAGATAATTTAATTACACCTGTATTCTGAACATTATTATTTTTAATAAAGTCTTTATAATTATCTTTATTAAGTCTAAGTTTAGGTACACTTTCTAATTCTGTATGACTTCTAATAAAATCTTCTCTAATTAAATTTCTAGTTTCATTATCTTTTAAATTTATTACAAATTTATTAAATTCATTCTTTAAATCTTCAATAATGTTCAAACCATAATTATTATTATCATTAATAAGAACACTATTTTTAATAACTCTATTGATAGAATGTTTTCTAGTTTGATATCCTTCTACAACAAATGCATACTTTATTAAATCTAAAGCAGTCATAGCTAAGAAAGGATTAGTATTATTGAAAGTTTTATCAAATTCATCATAAACTACTTCACTTCCGATATTATCTTCATTAAAGGTAATTGTTTGACAAGCTTGATATTTTTCACCATAAACAGAATTAATATAAGTTCTAGGTTCTAAATATTTACATATTAAACCATCTGCAAAATTATCTTTAACCCATTTTACTTTTTCAGCAGGTGAAAAAGCAGAAAATTTATTAATTTCTTCTTGTGTTGGTCTAGCAATATCAACTACTTTAAAATTAGAAGGATTATTTCTAGTATTAAATATATGTTGATAACCAAATATTCTTTGTTTTTCAGCTTCTTGAACTTTAAGTCTATCTTCTGTTGATTTTACATCTCTAGGCTTAAAACCTTTATTTTTAATATAATCAACAGGAAAACTAATACTCTTAATATTATTATAAATTCCTTGAAGAATATAATTTGTAAAACTCTTATAAACATCTTCAGGAAGACTTCTAACAGTAAGATAATCTGATAATGATTCTACAAAATTCTCAAATTCTACAGACTCAGTAGGAAATAAAAGTTTATTTATAGCTATAGAAGTAGCTGTACCATATTTTAAGAAATATTGTAAAGGTTTATATACACTTTCATTATCTTTTGTATCTTGAAGATAACTATTAAAACCGTTATCAATTCCAGGATAGATAGCTTCTAAAAGATTTTTATCATTAACAGTAAACAAATGTTTCTCTTTATCAAGAATGTTATATATATCTTTAAATACTTTCTTTGTTTTCCAAATACTTTCTTTAGCACCAAATTTATCTGGTCTAAGAACCATAGAATAATTTTCAGCTTCAGAAGCTATATCAGAAAGTTCTTCATACTTATCAAGAATTAAATAATCAATAGCTAAGTGTTTAGCACTCTCTTCGCTTACGGGGGAGTTATTATAAAACCTTTCTTTTAGTATATCGTAATCTAAAATATTATATATAGTTTCTATTTCATTAGCAAGGACTGCAGCTATACCTTGTTTAATTTCTTTTTTATTTTTCTGTTTAGTTTCAACACCTAATTGTTTTGCAATATCAATATAAGTTTGCTTCATAGGATCAGTTAAATCCTCAGAATAAATAGACTTTTTACGATTATACTTATCTATAAATCTGCCAATAGCAGGTTGCATAATAAATACTAATGCAGTACTATAATCTGAACCTATATCAACAAATGTCTTATAAACTTTAAATGTTTCAGTGTTTACATTTGGAATATGACCAATTTTTACAGCATCAAGCATATGAGCTGTAGTTTCAGAAGAATAAGGAAGTAATAAATCTCCTTTAATATTTCTAAATGTATTAGTCCATCCCCATGTAGTATGAGTTACTTCATAATGTCCTTCTCCATCTAAATCTTCAACGTTATCTTTACCGAATGTTTTTACAGCAAGTTTATATTGATCTTCATTTAATGTATAAACTACTTTTATAGGTCTATTTAAAGTAGGTTTAGCTACATTACAAATAGAATTAAAACCATCGCGATTAACACTAAAAGCTTTCAAGTCTTTACCTTGTAAACCTTCAGTTTGAAATTCTATTTGATCTAATACATTAAAACTACTTCTATTTTTTCTTTCATTATCAATATAAGAACCTTTAACAAGATCTTTTAATTCATCAGTAATATCAGTAGTTTTTGATTGTGAAAGACCTTCTTCTAATGTTAAAGGATTATTAAGTATGCTAAGTAAAGCATCAACAATATTATTATTTCTTTGAGATTTATTGTTTTCTTCACTATGATATTTATGAATATCTCCTTCTCTATCAACTACTGATTCATAAAGAATAGTATAAATACTATCAATATCAAAATCAGAACCTGTCTGAGCAACCCAACCATCAGGAACAACTATTGTAGAACCTTGAGAATTATCAAGAATTCCTACAACTTTCATTATACAAACAGATTGTTTACCTTCAGTAGGAATACGATAACCAATAAATTGATCAAGACCTGCATCTTGTAATGCTTGACGCATTTCTTCTCCATCTTTATATTTGCTATCATCAAGACTCAAACCGAATGCACTAGCAGGAATTAATACTTCTATATAATTTACAAAGCCATCTTCTGAAATATGATAATTAAGTTTTTTACTTTTAATATATTTAGGATTTTCAAAATTTAGAGATGCAAAACCAGCAGATGTTACCTGTGCAGCATGAAAACCAGGAAGAAGCTGTTTTGTAATATTATTATTAAATATAGCTTGAGCTGCATGTTCAAGTTTAGTTTTAATAGATGGAAATATAGTAGGCATTTTTGTTATAATACCTAAAGTATTTTCATCTTTGCTAACAATTTCAAAAGCATCATCGATAAGAGTAACATAATCAAGACTATTACTATCTGCATTAAGACGTAATAATTCTGACTCAAGTCGCTCTAATAAATTCATATAATCAACGCCTTTAACAACTTCTCCGTCAATAACAAGATTTCCATTTTTCATATTAGATTTTACATCCTTAATTAAATCTTTCATAAGGTCTGTAAAACTAGCTTTAATATTTTCAGAGAAATTATCTAAAAACTTTTGCTTATCATTATAAAGTTTAATTTTATTTTGTTTTACTTCATCAGATAAGTTTTTCCATTCATCAGTTTCTTTATACTCAGGAGTAATATCTTGTATATTATCAATAAGTTTCTTAACTATTTGTACACCAGCCTTATTAGACTCATCCATATGTTGAGGAGTTTCTTGCTGAGTATATAAGTAATTATAATCGTATTGTTGTTTATTTTCACCAAAAGCTTCTACAAGATTTTTTCTAATACCTGTTTTATCTTTAGTCCAAACATCAACTATTTTAGATTTACCTGCTTTAGATGTTTCTTCAGTATTAAGCTGATCTGTACCAGCTTCTATCATATTATCATAAAGTGTTTGAAGTTGAGTACCTTCAATAAATCTAGGAACTAAAACATATTCAGCGTTCTTAATTTGTCTAGGCACTATAATACCAGCATCTTCATCTAAATGTAAATCATAATAGAAATTCTTTTGAACTTGTACAAAAGTATCTAAATCTTTATCAGTTAAAGGTGAATTTTTATCTAATAATTTTTGTATAAGAGGCATATTTTCATCTAATTGACCTCTAGCTGCTAAACGTCTAATCCATTCTTCTAATGTAATATAAGATTGAGCATCATCTGTTGTAATATCAGTATAACCACTCATCATTTTAGCTACTTTTTCTTTAATTTGATCTTCGGTTAAATCCTTAGACATTCTTAAAGCTTCAGCTAATTTATTACCAATAATTTTATTATCTCTTGCATTAGTAACTTTTTTATTTGTGATAGTTACTCCAACAAAACTACTATATTGTTTACAATCATTTAAAAAATAAGATACTCCGTACTTTTTTAATTTATTTTGAATCTCATTACTATTAAGATAAGCTCCTTCTATTAATTGTTTTTCTGCACTATCTTTTAATTTAGGTTTAGTTATATCATATATAGCGTAAGAAAGACCACCAGCTTGAGTTTCTTTTAAACGTTTAAATATATCTTGTGTATCCTTATAGAATTTACTATCACCATCAAATAAATCACAAGAATTAATGTACATCATATGATAATTAAGAGCATATTCTGCAATATTATCATCTGAAGTCATAGAAGCACTATGAATTAAATCAGTATAAGGTAAAAGTCTTTTCTTACTATCTTCAACATAATCTAGTATATATTGTGTTAATGCATAATCTAAAGCTTCTTCTTGTTTAGCAGTTAGCTTAGCATTACCCTCAGAATCAAGATGTAAGTATGAATCAGCACCCCCGTAAAGGAAATTGATGCTATAAGGATTAAATGTAGCATTAGGTTTACTTATATCTATAACATCATCATTTATTACTTGATATACTTTACCATCAACTTCAAATTTCTTAGTCATATAATTAACTAAGTTTCCTTTATCATCAGTTAAGGTAAATCTATCTGAAGTGAAAACTTGACCTGTAAGTTTACCATCTACTATAGCTTCTTTCTTATAATGATAATTATTATAGAATTTAGATTTTTTATTTGTTATTAAATTACTTGGAGTTATACTACCATTTGCTGTATCAAACATAAATTTAATAGCAGTACCTGCATTTTGTGCTTCTTGTAAGAAAGCATTACGCATTTGTTTATAAATAGCATGATCTTTATTTACAGTTTTAGTTAAAAACTGTCCATTATACCAAGTATTTCCTCCAATAGTAATATGACGTCTATTTATAATATCATTTGCAATTAATTCTTTAACTCTATTAGCTAAATCTAAAAGATTTTCTTCATCTTCTTTAATTATAGTTAAATAATTTTCTGTATTTCTAGTAAATATTTTATTTTCAGTATCATACTTACCTTCAACTACAACAGTATATTTTGTGCCTTCATCATCAACTTCAAATGTAATATAATGTTCAGTTTGTGAAGGTCTTTTTATAGCTTTTTCATTAATAGCAAATACTTTAAAACTATCTTGTTTTAAAGTATCCATAAATTTATCATAAGTTATTTCAACAGCACCTTTACTAACACTTCTTTTTCGTATTTACCAAACTTTATTTTCTTAAATAAATCTCTAGTTTGTTGTTTAACAATATCTTTATTATATTCATAAAGACTATATTCAGGATGTAATTCATCTGTACTAGTAATTCTATGAACAGGTGCATACATTCCTTTATTATGACTAGAATCAGAAGGAGTTTTTAAAAGATATGGTGCTAAAGTAAAATCAACTTTATCATCTCTACCTTCAAAGAAAGCATTAAATGTAGATAATAAATAATCTACTTCTGAAGTTTTTACATAAGTAGCACCTTCTCCAAATACATCTTTTATACCATCAAAATCTATAATTTTAATAAGATCTTTAGCATAAGGAGTATAAACTAATTCTTCTCCGTCATATTTAACTAAACCAGGATTAATAATACCATTTTCATCAGTTTGTTCTAATAAAATACTACTATAATTAAATTGTTTAGTATTATTAATTAAATATCTACAATGTTCGAGAAGTGGACCAACTTTACCATTTTTATAATCATTTAAATCACTATTAAGCATATCCATAAATCTTGTAAGGAAAGTATTATTTTCCAAAGCAGAATGATTTTTGCCTAATACATTAGAAACAGTAAGTTGAACAAAAGGATTACTATAAGGTAATAAATAATTGACAAATTGATTTAAAACTCCTGTTATATTTTTTGTTAGAACTTCATTATTCATAATATAATCAGAAGCTTGACTATCTATATAATTTTTTCTATTTTCTATATTAAGAATTAATTCATCTAATAAACTATTTATTGTTCTAATAGCTTGTAATTCATCCATACCTGATTTACTAACAAAATTATAAATGTTAGCATAATCAATACTAGGTATATATTCCTTAATTAAAGAAGTTAATTTAATAACAGCATCTTCTTTATGTGATTTATCTCTATTTTTCTCAAATTCATCTATAGCATTTTTAGCATCAGATTTCTTTTGTCCAAGAAGTGAAAGATTATTATAAATAGCAGTATTTCTAGCATCACTATAATAAGAAAATCTTAATACACTTTCTTTACTAAGTTGATGTTCATTTGTCTTTACATTAATATTCGTACCATCAACTGTTATAGCAAATGATGGCATTTTATATTTTGCAAATGATACATAAAATTTAGCTGCTAAATCTTTATTAGCTTTCAAATCATTATATAAAATTTGTAAACCTTTAAATCCAGGAATTTTTTCAGATAAAACTCTAATAGATTCTATCATAGCATCAAGACTTCTTCTATCTACACTGCTATATAACAAAGATGCAACTTTAGAAGAATCCATTTTAGAAGGAAGTCCAAAATCATTATGTTCTGAATAATCAATATCATCTAAATGATTTAAATACATATTGATATCTTTACCAATATGTAATTTATAAGAATTATAATCAGAACCTAAACGATTTTCATAATCTCTAAAACTAGTATCTATTTGAATATCATTATCTCTTTCATCTTCCTCTTGTAATTCAATTTGATCAACATAGTCTAATTCATCTTTTATATTAAGTTGTGATAAAAGACTATTACACCAAACTTTTTTAAAGTAATCATCGCGAACTCTTGTATGCTTTCCATTTATGTTTTCAACATTAAAATTAAGCATATCATGAAGAGCAGCTATAATATTAAGCACATAAGGAGAAGCCTTTTGTTTATTAACAAAAGGTTCTATAGCGTTTAATTCTGCTTGTACATTAGCTAATCCTATGGCGTTATCTTCATCAATACCAAATTCTTTGAATTTGTTATAGTTTTCATTTAATATATCTTCAGTAATATATTTTTCATGTATTGCATTTAAATTTAATTCATTATCACTACTAGTTTTATTAATAGTATCAACCAAAGCATCCATATATTTTACAATAACTTCAGTTTGATAATTTTCTTTAGTAAGTGAACTTAATTTTCTAGTTCCATAAAGTTGTCTTATTTGTTCAGGATTTAAACGATATTTTAAATCAAAATAAGAATCAAATACAAAACCTTGTGCTATTTTAATACCTTGAAGTCTAGTAGAATTGCCATTTGTATATTCTGTAGAAAGAATATAAGAGTCGTTTACTTTTGCAGTAGCATTTCCATCTTCTGCACCTTTAGAGTTATATTCTAAAGCAGAAGAAACTAGTTCATCTATTGACGAACTAGTTATCTTATTAAGAGTGGGTAATGATTTATTATAATGTTCTTTATACCATTCTCTAAATTGAGGAGAAAAATTTATAGAAATATCACTAACTTGTTCAATTTCTTCAATTAAAGCATTTTGTAAAATTGTACTAATTTGATTACTATTTTTAAGCTTTGTACCTCTATTACCTGCTACATTAAGAATTTTTATATTATTATTTTTTATAAATTCTTTTAATTGCTCACTAGTTGGATTTTCAATAAAAGGTTTATTCCATTCCTCAGCAGCTCTTTTTGTAGCTGTTCTACCAGCACTATCTTCTTCTGAAGAAAAATATACAGTTCCATCTGAATTTCTAACATTAAGTTCAGTTCTACCTGTATATGGATCTTGTTTACCTTTTCTTTTTGTATAATCAGCTTGTTCTTCAGGAGTTATTTCAACAAGACCATAAGATTTAATATCTTCATTATCTACACCTTGTTCTCTAAGATAACCTTTAGGTGCAGTTCCTCCAGTTTCAATACCTAAAGATTTAGCAACTTGTAAACCAATAGTATCTACACCTGTTTGTCCTCCAGAAATGATTTTAGTTACTGTAGTTTTATTTTTAGAAATTTCTTTTACATCAAGTTTAAATATTCTTCCTAAACAAGCTAATAAATCTGCTTGAGTATCAAATTTACTAGCTAATGTATTATAAAACTTATTTTTACTTAATAACTCTTCTGCAAGAGGAAATGTTATTTCACAAGCCATATCTATAATATTTTAAAATTAACTACATATTATTGAAAGTTCACCACTATTTATACGTTTTAATAAATCTTGTTTATTATAAGGTTTAGCAGTGTTTACAAATTGATTAATTGAAGAAACTTCATCAACAGAAGATTGTTTAATATCTCTAACATTACGCCATCTATCAAATTTATTTACAGGTTTTTGTTCAACTTTTTGTTGCTGAGTTTCTTGTTCTGAAACTTGTATATCTCCTTGAGCCTCAGTAAACTCTTTAGCAAGATAAACAAACTCTTTAGCATACAAAGTATTATCTTGAATATTAAGTTTATCTTCGGCTTTTCTTCCAAAATTAAACAAATCTATAATAAAATCTATTATCTTTTGGAATAAATTTCTATCTTCTTTCTTAATATCATTTCTACTAAATCCTTCAGTACTTTCAGTACGAATGTTATTAAGATATTCTGCTAAATCACTATTTGTAATACTTTCAACTAAAAATTCTTCTAAAGCTATATCTATTGGAGTTTTTTCTTCTACATATTTACCTTCTTCATTTTTAACAAATCTAGTTTCAAAGAAAAATTGCTTAATATGTTTATTGTCAGGATCATTATTATTTACATAATCTTTAAATTCATTAAAGATATCTGTGATACGTTTAACATATTGTTGATTACCGTCTTTATTAAGTTTTAAATGAAGATTTTCATGAATAAGTTTTTTAAGTGCTATAATTCTATAACCTTGTTTACTATATCCACCTTCTTCATTAAACATATCAAGCCATCGTTGTCCAATACTTATTTGATTATCATTAACTTCAGCTATAGGACCAACATAATTTCCATTATCATCAATAGAATTTAAAGTTTCGTCTAAGTTAATATTATCTGCTAATAAATCAAAATCTTTTAACATTTTTAACACACTAACTTTTTTACCTTCATGAGTAATTCTAGTAAGATTAGTCATTTCAAATGCTTTTCTAATAGGATTATATTTACCTTCACGAATAATTTGTTCTATTTTAGATATATCTCTATCATTTTTAGTTATCTCTTCTTTTACAGGGGAGCTATTATTTTCTTTATTGAAATTGGGAACTATAATTTTAAATTTACTACTTTCACTATAATCAAAATTATCTTCTTTAGTAATTGTTTTTCCTTTTTTATCTTTATAAGAATACTTTTTAGTATTTGTTCTAAGAAAACCTCCTTCTATTAATAAAGATTTATAGTCTTTAGCTGTATAAACAAAAGGTTCTATATTTTTATCAACAGAATTTATTTTAAGTTGAATAGCAGTAGGATCGTTATCAGTAACTACTTTTCTATCAATAAAACCACTAGTCAATGATGATTTATTTTTATTACTAAATTCTTTAAGTATTGTATAACTTATATTAAATATAGATTTATCTAATAAAGGTTTAATTATTTTTTTAAAGTCATTACCTGTTATATCTTTTTTATTATAAATAGTTTCAATAGCATTTTTACCGCTTACTTTAATTCTATTCCTAGAAATTTCAATTAAAATATTATTTTCATCACCTAATCTAATAGTACTATTAGTATATCTGAATTGAACATTTCTAAGTAAAGACTCATTAGTACTATCTTTACCTTTATAATTCTTTGAAAAAAGTTTTCTACAATAATCAACGAAAGAAACAAAATTATCATTATTCTTATTCCAATCATCAATTCTTCTACCAAATTCATCTTGTATAAATTGAATACATTCGTAAGCTTTACTATTTTTATCTAAGTGTTCATCATTAAATTTAACAGATACTGCTCTAGTATGCCAAAATTTATCATTTTTGTCTTTAAATGATAATACAATACTACCTGTATATAAGTGATTTATAAATATTTCTTGTCCATCATTTAATACAGTTAAACCACTATTACCATTTTCATTAGATTCTTTTATACCTAAAAATACTTTATCAGTATTTGCAACAGCGATATTAGATTGATTTAATTGAGAATAAGTATCTTTTGTAACAAATTCTACAGGTTGTAATAATTTACCACCAGGTATTTCATCTACAGTTATTGATACTTTTTCTCCTCTATTTAATTTATCTTTAACACTTTTCGCTGCATCATAAGTATAATACATTTTTTGTATAAACTTATAAATAGTGTCTTGTAATAAATGTTTAGCTTCTTCATAACTTGCTTTAGCTAAAGCTTCATCATATGTTGTAAGAAGAATTAAATGTTCTACAGGTTGTTGTCCTCTATTAGATTTATTTTCTTTAGTTCCTTCAAATACGTATTTTTTACCTAATCTTTCACCATTATATTTAAAATTAGCTATATATTTATTTAAATTTCTTTTAAGTCTAATTTTATCTTCTTCACTTGTATTTTCACTTCTTATTTCTAATAAAGTATTATAAACGTGTTTATCATTAAGTAAATCAATAAATACATTTAATAAATTACAATTTATATAACCGTTATCTTCAGATAATATATAATTCCAACCTTGAGTATACTTACTATATTTACCATCAATATAATTAGCTAAAGCTAATCCTCCAATTTCTATACCATTATATTTCAATGATAAATAATCATCAATTTTATCATAATTCTCATATTGAGAAATTTCTACATCAATCTTACTTCCAGGAATTAATTTATTTAATTCATTTCTACCTTGTTTGCCAAATTTGTTAATATCGGCTTCTTGAATAGTATTTAAATTATTAGCAGATCTAGTTTCATCTTTAGCATTTATTTTTTCAAGAAAATCTGGAGAATTAGGATCTAAATAAGTAATAGCATATCTTTGTTTACCTTCATTAGTATTAAGATATGATACTAAAAAATCGTGAACTATAGCACTAATGTCAGAATTTCCATATAATTCGTTAATATCATCAAGAAGTTGATTAAGATTAATATAATATTTAGTTTTACCTTCAATATTAAATGATGAAGATTTGTGTTTATTTAAATAATAAGGAATTATTTTATGAATTGAATTAAGAACATCTTCTTCAAGTTTAATAGTTTCATCAATAATAGAATGTTTTACTACATTTTCAACACCTTCTTTAAGATTTTGAATTTCTTCATCTTTAATTTCATTTTCGCCAAATAATCCTGATATTACAACTTTAGGAGTATCTTGTTTAACAGCATCCAATGTTTCTCTATCACCATCACCATAAATTTCTTCTAATTGTTGATTTAATTCATCACATATTTGTTGAATAGGAGTTTTAGATTCAAGCCAAAATTTACTTTTAGCTCTCATAATATCTTGTCTAGCATCAAACATTTCTTTTCCTAAAGGTGTGCTAGTAAGAGGAACATTAACATCTGCTAAAGCATCTTTAGGTATATCAGCTCCATCTAAATCCCCCGTAAAAGGAATTGATGCTTTAGCTTCAGGTTGTTTTTCTTTATAAACAATTTTGCCTGTATTTACTACTTTATAAATATCATCTCCAGTATTTTCATCTTTTCCTATATTAATATAAGGAGATCTAGTTATTTCTCTTTCATATTTATCATTATTTTCTTTAGTTCTATCAAATCCAACAAATAATGTACTACTTTGCAATAATTCGTTTACATTATTAGCATCATTTGCAATTATTATTTTATAATTGTTTTCTTCTAAAGGTTCAAGTTCAACTACATTAGTACCAGTACTATCATCTGCAACAGACTCAACAATTATTTTATTATTATCATCAGCATTAATAGTAATCTTTGCTTTTGGCAATTTCGGTGTGGTATCTTTATCAGTATTTTCGCCCTCAATGCCATTTTGCCTGTCTGTGTTGGATTCATGGTCGGTTTGTGGACTATCCTCTTCAGTTAAACTTTCGTTTGATTCTGAGGGATTTTCAGATGCAGAAGAACTTACCTTTTTCTTCTCTACGTTCATCTTTCTTTCATAACCTTGACGACCAAGATCTTCAGCAAATCTTTTATTAAATGTTTCATTATCTTTTTTGAAAGCCATTATATCAATAGATTCATCTAATAAGATTTTATCTTGTTCACTAAGACCTTCAATTTTTGCACCATTAAATATATAATTATATATTTTTTGTTCACCATTTTCTAACTTCTTTGCAATATTAAGTATATTGCGTCTAGCTTGTTTTTGAGCACTAGTATAAATATCTGCTAAAGAATCATTAATAGCATTTAATCTTTTAAGAAGTTGAGTTTTATTAGTTACAATATCAGATTGTTTATCAAGCTGTAATAATTTTATATATTCAGCAATTTGATATTGTTTAGCAAAAGCTGGATTATTTTCTCTATATTTTTCAAGTTTTTCTAGATTATCAATAAAAAGATTATATTCTCCTTGTTTAGCATCATTTACAAAAGCATTTATGTCTAATTTACTAGCAAAATCTTTTAAGCCATTATTAATAAAAGCTTGTTTTATAATTTTTTCATCACGTCTATCTATAGCAGATGCAAGTTCAGCAAAATCTTTAGTCATCATATTTACTTGAACTTGATTATTATCATCTATTATAGCATTTTCTGCTTGAAGTATAGACCATAATGAAGCAGCAGCTGCTTGTTCTCCAGCTGTTTTTCTTATTTCTTTTAATATCTTTTTCTTTTGTTCATTAAGTTTTCCTATTTCTATACCTCCAGAAATACTATCTTTATATTCATCATCTTCATTTATTAATTTTAATTTAGCTTGTATTTCTGCAAGTCTATATGCTAAAATATTAATTTTAGATTTATTTCTAAGATTATGATAAATATCAACAGCTGTTGCTGCATTACCATCACTAAAAGACATTGTGGATTCAAGTTTAGATATTTCATTTTCAAATACACTACTGTCTAATTTAAGAGATTCAATTTCCATTTCAGCTAAAGTATTTTCTCTAGCTACCATTTGTAAATATTCAACAGGAACTTTTTCATTAATATCTTCTGTTAATTTATCAAGTCTATCTAGATGTGTTTCATACTTATTTGCAATAGTTTCCATTCTTGTAACCATATCGTCAAGATAAGTATCAGTATCATCACCTAAAATAATACCTTGTTCTTTTAATACTCTACGAACATTTTCATCTTGTAAATAAGATTTTAAAGATTGATAATTACCTGCTTGTAAAGCACTAAGAGTTAAAGTTCCAATATATTCACTATTGATTTGTTCTTGAACAGCTCTTTTTTCTACATCACTTGTTATATCAGCATAACCTCCTTTACCATCAGGTTTAAATGGATTTTTTCCATTTTTTCCAGAATGAAGAATACTATTTCTTTCTATAAGAAGGTTCATTGATGCAACACGATTATTGATATCTTTTATTCTATAAGGATCTTCTGAATTTTTAAGATATTCACCAAAAGATTTAAGTTCAGCACCATTTTCCTTATCTTTTCTTCTTTCAGATATAGCATTAGTTAGTTGATTATATTTTGAACCAAACATTTCAAAACCTATACCACCAAACCAACCCCAAATTGCAGCATCCCACATTTCAGGATTTTTCATATATTCTGAAAGTTTATCTGCAAGACTAACATCTTTCTCTTCTTTTCCAAGAAGAATATTACCATAAGTCATACCCCATTGCTGAGCAATATAGTTTATGGCTTCTTCAACACCTTCACTAGCTTCAGCTGCTAATGTAGGAATTGCACCTGCAACATCTTTAAAATAATTAATTGTTCTTTTTGGAAGTTTTAAAGCTTTTTCTTCAGCCTCAACTATATTTTGTGGTTTAAGAGGAGATACACGAGAACGTCTATCTGCTTGTGCAACTTTTCTACTAATCCAAGGATTATTTTTACCTATTTTAGCAGGATTATGTAAAGCTGCAACTTGAATTACATCAAATACTATATTTGCATAGTCTATAGCAAATGTTTTGTTAGCTGCTTTTTTAGCAATATAACGAGCAACTTCATCACTATCTGAAATATCAATACCTTGTTGTTGTAAATCTGAAACAAATTCAGGATTATTTCTTAAATATTCTGCATATTTTTCTTTATCAGCAAATTCTGCTCTTGCGCTATTAAATACATCTTCACTAACTTGTTTAGCTTCTTGGTAATTTTCCATAGTTCTCATAAAAGCAGCATTAGCAGCTATTTCTTTTTTAGCTGCTATAGCTTCTCTACCAATAGCTCCAAGACCTAAATAATTTTCTTTATTTAGTGCATTTAAAGCTTTTTTACCTTTTTTAGTAAAAGCAGTAATTCTTTTTGCTCTATTAACAACATCTTCAGATTTATTTAAACTTTTAACTGTTTTACTAATAACACTAGGAGCTGCAGTCATAGCTTTTGCAGGAATAAGTAAAGTAAAACTACTTGCAACACTAGGAAAATTACTAGCCCACCATCCAGCATTAGTTAATGCTCCATTTCCTAAATGCATATTAGGAAGAGTATTTATATTAAAAGCTTGTTTATTTTTTTCTTGTAAATCAGCTATAGCTTTTGTAAGACCGCTTTCTCTAAAGAAATCATTATCTGTAATAGCATTACCTATCATATCTGCTATTTCGCTAAAGCCTTTAAGTGTACCAAGACCTATTTCTCCTACAATTGTTTGTTCTAATGAATTAAATAACATATTTAATCCACTTTGAGCATCATAAAACTGTTTATCAAGAGTTCCACTTTCAACATTTTGTCTTGTTAAAGGAACTCCATATTTTTTAGATTTATTAATTAATTCAGGATCTGTTACTGTATAACCATAACCTTCTTCTCCTGATTTATAAAAAGCAGAAGCAAGAGGGTTATTACTCTTGCTTACATCTGTTTTGTTTATAAATTTAGGTTGCCCATTATTAGAAGAATAATTAGGATTTCTAACTAAATCTCCTCCATGTTCAAAATATGATTGAGTATCCATAATTAATTTTTATTTTCTATTATTGTAGGCTTTAATTTAGTATCAACTGAATGTAACAATTTTATATAAAAATCATACCATTTAGCATCAAATTCAGGAGTATTTTCATCATAACCTAAATCTTTTACTGCATTATAAGAATATCGTTTTATATCATCTTCTATAATAGCATCTTTTCCAGTATTTGGATTTTCTCCTTCTAAAAATTGTATATCTCTATAAGCTATATTATTTGTTTTATTTGTAAGATAAGCATATCTATCTATACCATCTTTCATTAAATTATCTTCATTAAGATAATGTAATATTTCTTCTCTATTTGCAGGAAGCCATTCATTTAATTCTTTATAATAAATTTTACCTCCATCATTATTAACTTCCTTGATTATATTTCCATTATAAAGATAATGTTCATTTCCTATAGAAGATAGACTATTATAATCTAATAATGCTCTAATTTGTGTATCTCTTCTTAAAGATTGTTCGCATTCATCATGAAATAAATCTGGAATAAATACACTTACACCTGCCTTAGTATTAAATTTATTTTTTACTATTTTACCATCATTTGTAATATCAGGTGTAACAGTAATTATAGTTCCTACCATATTACCTGACATAGCAGCACGATAAGTTAATCTTTGAGATTCAGTTTCATTACCTAATATAGCATTAAGATATTGTTTTAATTCAAGTTTGTCTTTAGGTTTTTCTATTTTTGTATAAATATCTCCTTTATCTCCAACCATATAAATATCATTATCAGAAAAACCTTCAAGTATAATTCTACTTTTATAAATATCATCTAATTGTTTTACATAACCATCATAATCTGTTTTACTCAAGCCTTCTGTTCTAAGTCTATCAAGTTTAGCATGAGCTGCAGTTTTAAAATCTTTAGCTACAATTTCACTAGAAATAATGTCATTTTTTAATTGTAATTCAGCATTACTAGCAATGTCATTTGTTCTATCAACAATATTAGCTAAAGTTTGTAATTGAGAATAATAAGTATTTCTATAATAATCAGGAGTATTTACTTGTTGTTGAATATTTAATCTTTCTAAAGAATTAGCACCTCTATTGTAAGAACTAGGAGTATAATTTTGATTAACACTAAGATCTATATCATCACCATTATTTGTTTTTAAATAACCTTTTATTCTAAAATTAGGACCTGCTTGAATTTTAGCTAAAGCGTAAAGAGTATTATATAAATCTTTATTTTCAGCTCTATCAAATTTTATTACAATTTTACCATCTTCAGGAATATAACTTATACCTTTAGATTGTAAATCGTCTTTATTATAACCACTTTGTGTAAGAAAATCATCAAAAGTTTTACTATCTTCAAAATAAACTTTATAATAATTAGCTTTCTTATTATTATTTGGATCTACACCTATTTTATCTAAATTCCTATTATATCTTCTTATATATTTATTATTAGAATCAGATAAAACTCCATTAGCTATATCTTGAGAAAATCTAATAGCTTGACCATCTTTACTTATATCAATAAGACGATTATATCTACTTCCTTCATTTCTCAAAGAATTAATAAAATATTTATATTGAGCTTGGTCTATATCATTATCCATTTCAAACTGCTCAAGATAATTAGCAGCTTCTTCATACCTATAATTATTTATATAATTATCGTATTCTTGTTGATTAAATTGGCTTTTATCTAACATAATTAATTTTATTTATTGTTAATTAGATAAGAAAGGAACATTATTATAATTTTGATATTGTTGTGTATATCCTTGTTGATTTCCTTTCATTTTATCAACAAAAGATTTAATTCCAGATTTAAATGATTCTTTTCCTCCTTTAAATCCTACATATTTAGGTTGAGCTGTAGTACCTGGAACTGTAACTCCATATTTAGGTTTAGTTTCATCTACTATTTTCTGACCTTCACTTTTAACTTGATCTTCTGACTTAGTATAATGTTGAACTTTTTCACTAGCTATAACATCATTTATAGCTAAATTTTGAATAAAACTATCAGATCTACTTTTAAGATATTGAACAACATCTAATTCATTATCTAAATTATTAGGATCTCTTGTTAATCTTTTACGAGCATTTATTTGTTTTTCTAAAAGATTTCTTTCTGCCTCACTAGTAACATTTTCATATTGTTCTTCTAACTTTGAAATTTGCCATTCATTATCAGCTCTTTCTTGTTCAAGATAATCATATATTTCTTGATGATTACGAAGATATGTATCAAAATTACTATATAATTGATCTGTAGTTCTTAAAGTAGTTTTTTCAACATGATATTTAGTTATAGCAGATTCAAATTCTTTAGTAGTATTACCGTTTACATCTAAATATTCATATAAAGGTCTTTGATTAGTTCTTGCTAAAGTCATAGCATTAACATAATTAAAAGCATTATCTAAATTAACACCATGAATAGGACTTTTATAAGTCGCAAGACTATTTGTTTCTTCATCAAATCTATATTCATTTTCAGCTAACCATCTATCTGCTGTAATAGGTGATAATTTACCTGTATCTGCTAAAGCTTGAACTTCTTTCTTTTTAATTTCATAATCTTGATTAGCTTTTATTCTAGCTAATAAACCTGAATCTTGAAGATATGTTCCACTTAGTTCAATTGCTTTATTTAAAGCATTAGCATAATTACCAAAACTTGCTTCTTTATTAATTATATTATTAATTTCTTCAACTTTTGTATCAAACCAATCATAGTCGGCTACATTTAATTGAGCTTTTATATTAGCAAGACCAGCATTTAATCTAGACATTTCTTCTCTAGCAGCTAAATCCCTTTGATCTATTTTATTTAGAGCTTGAGCATAAGCATCAAGATTCATTCTAACAGGAGTTCTAACTGCAACTCCATTTATTTCATCAAGTGTAGGCATATTTATTGTCTATTTATTTAAGTGCAAATATAACGATTATAGGAATATACACAAATATATTCCTATAAAAATTCTTAATTATCCAATCTTACTTGTTTCTTTATCTTCTCCAAGATAATGACGTCTTTGCCAAGGTGTCATTCTACCTCTAATTTTATTCATTAAAGCTATTTGTTCTTCTGTCTTTGCAACATTTCTAAATCTATTATAATATTCTGCATCAACTTCAGGTCCAAAAGTTCCTCCATTAAGTAAGAAAGTTTCATCGCTTCCAGGATTACTTGCAGCCATATAAGCTCTTAAAGCATCAGTATCTGATTTTCTTTGATTAATTGCAGTATATAAATTAGTTCCAGCTCTATTAAATCCTGCTAACATATTACTCCAATTTTGTCCTCTCATAAGAGTACGATTATTTCCTAATTCTCTTTCACGATTAATAGTATCTGCTACTTGTGCTGACCATAAATTTTTAGCTGCTATATTTCTTTGTCTTACACCTTGTTCTAATTGAGCTTGCTGATTTCTCATATTAGCATTATAATTAGCAGCATAATCAATTAATTCGTTTTGTTTCAAACCATAATCAAGATTATTCAATCTCATTCTAGCTTGAGCAAGTTGAGAATTAGCACTATTTCTACCTATAGTTGTATTACCTGCTAATCTCATTCTTTCTAAATTAGCAAGTTGTCCTGCATTATGATATTTAGTATCTAAAATAACAGGTGTTTCTTCATAATAATTAGGTTTTTGAAGATTTACATTTAATTTCTTATATGCATTATTATTAATTAATGCTGTACCTAAAGCAGTTGCTATATCACTACCAAAATTAATCCAATCTCCATAACCTGCTTTATGTCTATTTCCTTTTACAGGGGTGCTGTTATTACCATTAGCTTTTTGTTGTATAGGAAATACTATATCAGGATTATAACCTAATTCTATTGCTTTAGCAGGACTAAGTCCTCCTAATTCTTTTAATTTAAGTCTTTTACTAAATACTTGCATACTATCATCAGTAAAACGAACAGGTTCTCCACCTTCAAGTTCTACAGTTTTATTACCTATTTTCATTCCTATACCTGTTTGTCCACTTTCGTTTACTTGATTATGAGAACTCCCCTCTAAAAGGAATGCATTGTTACCAAGTGGAACTATTCCTGTAAGTCCATCAGTTATTTCAACTTTAGCACCTGTAGCAGCTCTAAGACTTTTTTTACCACCACAAGCATAAATTAAATCTTGTCCTAAATTTCTTCTTCTCAATTCCTCATTAGCATAATAATTATTTAAAGTATTTGCTTGATTATTAGCCATAAGTAATTGATTTTGTCTTTGTAATTCAGCATTTTGTGCTGCAATATTATCATTGTTCATTTGAACTTGAGCTTGTCTATTTTTCCAATTACTATATAAACTAGCAGCTGTACTAGCTAAACCAATAACTGCTCCAATCCAAGCTTGAGGTCTTTGACCTCCACGTTTTAAACTATATCTACTCATAATTTACTAATATTTACATCCAATGTTTCAAATTTAAGATTAAGATCTGCTTCATTTCTTTCAAATACAAATCTAAGAATAAAATATTTACCATTTATTAAACTTCTCATATCTGATTTTTCAAGTCCTGAAGGATATAAATTACCATGTTCTTGATAAACTTCTTTCATTTGATTATTAACATCTTGTTGTTGAAGTTCATCATTTGTTACATCTTTATTTATATTTTCTCTAAACCAATTAAAATTCCATACACCATTATTCCAACGAGGTTTATCAATTTTTAAATCTTTAACACCTCCAGTTTTAGGTTCATTATATAAAGGTTTAGATATATCTAATTCACCACTAAAAGTTAAATCAGTACATATAAAAAGTTTAAATCCACTATATAATCTTAATTCATTTTGATGTTTTTGATTATCAAAATCTGTATTAAAATATTGATCAATTATATTTGTACTATAACCATAATAATTATTTCTACTTAGTATATAAGATATAGAATTTAATGTTTTAGGAACTTCATATAAATCATTAAATATTATATCTACATAAGAACATATTTTATCATCATATTTGATTGTATCAAACAAAGGATATTTATTTGTTTTAAAACTATCAGTATCTAATGTTTTATTATTCCAAATAAATAATTCAGTATTATGTTCTTTTGAGAATAAATAACTATTATTATAAGTTTTATAATTATTATCAAATGTATAGTCGTGTAAACTTATAAAAGTATTAGTATCAAAACTATAACTTAATGTTATATAAGTAGATACATTGTAATCACTTCTTAAAGTTATTAATAATCTATTACTTATATAATCTTCAGCAAATCTTATATAAGAATAATTATTATTATCCATAAACTGTTTTATAAGTTTATGAATATCACCAGATATAGGTTTTATTTCTCCATTAAAAACAAATATAGATTTACTTATTCTATCAAACCAAATATATCCATGTTTTGTAAGAATAGATTCTTCTTTATTTTTAAGTCCACCAAAACCTTCTCCGCTAGGAGTTAATTCTCTATAATCAATATCAAATACATCAGGTATTTGTAATTGTGCATTTTCAGAAAGTTGATTACTTCTATCAAAAACAAATAAAGAATATTCTGTATGAACTAATAAATAAAGTCCATAACCTACAATATTTACAATATTACCTTTATTTTCAAGAATATTTTTGTAATTTTCTATACTAAAATGTCTAAATCCATTATTTAAACTTTCATCAGAAATTACATCACTTCTATATATTGTTTTATCAAAAGTATTTTGACTATCTTCATTATAATTAGTATAAGATTTTATAGGTTTAGAAGTATAAGCTGATTTTAATTCAAGAAAATCAGATAATTTATTAGGTTCAAGAACACTATTAAATACTGTTTCTTTAACATCTCCATGTTCATCAACTAAAACAAGACTACCTTTATCATAATCTTGTTTTAATGACATAGCATTTATAGGAGTATTAGAATAATTATTATAAAGAAATTGTGTTATTACATATTTACCTATCTTATTACCTTCTTTATCATAATTATGATTTGTTACAGGAGATAATATATATTCTCCATTATAAACAAATACTTTTTCATAATTAAAAAATCCAGGTAAAAAACAATAAGCTGTATTATAATCAGTTTTTAATATAGATTTATTTTCTTGTATAAAAACAATATTAGTTAGTTGATATAAAGTTTTATAATTATTTTGATATATATTTTTATTATCTATACATAATGTATATTTTCTTGATATTTTATCAGAATTTCCTTTTTGAAAATCATTAATATCAGAAACAAGTTTTATATGTTTTTCTTTATAAGGTTCTACATATGTACATTTGTTTAAAATAGGATATATACTAGGTACATGAGTTCCAGTAGGATCTATACATATTGTTTCTAAAATATTATTTCCTGTTAATTCTCTTATATTATATAAATAATCAGTAACTGTAAAATATTTATAAATAATTTTACTTTCACTTTGTTCTTTTCTTTCATCTACACCTACTACAGGAATAGACACTATATTTACATTTTCATAACTTATAAAAAATCCTATAAATTCAGTATTATTTAATTCTTTTATATTTAATCTAAATTCAGGAACTATTAATTTATTATTATATTGAGTCCAAATACCAGGACAATAAAAATAATATGTTCCATTTATTAGTATTCTATAAAAGAAATTTAAAGGTTCATCTCCATATAAATAAGCTATTTTAGTATTTTCATCTATTATAGGTTCATTTTTAGGAGATATTCTATAACCTTCAGTTACAGACATATCTTTTCTAACAAAATGAATATAAAAATTATATACTTGTCCTGGTATTAAAGTTCTATTATTATTGTAATGAAGTCCTATATTAGAATAGTCAAATAATATTTCTCGTTGTTCAAATTTAAGAAAAAATTTAGTATGATTATCTTCAGTAAATCGCCATTGTGGAGTGCTTACTCCATAATCACTAACAATATCAGAAAATTCACTATTTCCATTTATAGTCCAAAGTAAAACACCAAAATATGCTTTTTTTAAATTTACAGTAATATTTCCTTGTTTTAATATAATATCATTATTTCCATTTGTTATTACTTTTATATGATCATCAAATATTACATTATAATTAGTATTAGAATGTTGATTTTGATCATAAACTATATTTATACAATGAGCTAATCTTATAGATTTCTTTAAATTACTAACATCATTATCTTCAGGTATTATCCAAAATTCAGCATCTCCTGAAACTCCTTGTATAGGATTACTAGATAAATTATAATTATCTTCTGGTGCTATGGGAGTTATAGAATTTTTCCAACTTTGTACATTTAAATAATCTATAGCATTATGTATAAAATCATATGCTTTATTATATAATCCTATTTTTTGTAAAAATTTTTGACTTTCTTCTGTATTTAAATTTGATATAAGACCATTATCTAAATTACATACATATTCAAGATCTGCTGTATTATCATTTCCATAATATGAATATACTTGATATTCGTATTTATCATCTAAATTTACAGGAACATCTATAGTTTTTAAAAAAGCTGTTACTTTACTTGCTATTTCTTGATTCTTCCTATAATCATTTTTATTAAAAGAATAATTAGATAAATATAATCTATTATTATAATTTAATAAATTTTTTACATTATAAAATTGATTAGGATCTTCTAAAAAATTATCTATATTTATTTCTTCTAAAAAATCATTATTAGAAACATTTATATTTTTGATATTAATATCATAGTTATTTAATATTCTTCCTTTTACATCAGAATCATGTTTAATAACATATCCTATCTGATATTTTTCAAATTTATCTTTTTCTATATTTAAATTTAATAATATAGACCTATTTGAAATTAAATTTGTATTTATAAGTATATTTTTAGTACCAGATATTTCCAAATAACCTTCATCATATTTATGTTTAGGTCTTTCTTTTATTACAGAATCTAATATAATAATATCATCTGTTAATTGAAACCATTTAGTATAAGTATCTTTACTTATTATAAATCTTATAAAAAATGTATATACTCCACAAACTAATGAACCTTTTTGTTCTACAATATAATTTATATCAAATTTAGGTATTTCTTCTTCTAAATTATATGTAATTTTATCAGTAGATTTACAAGTATCAAGATTCATTATTTTTAATGGAACATCTTTATTTGCATTTTTCTCTGAAATAGCTATTATAAGTTCATTTTTATAATTGTATGCAAATGTTCCAAATACTTCACCACCTTCCCATTTCCAATTAGATTCTACTTTTTTACTTAATGCATTATTAACTTCATTTAATCTATAAATTTTAGATTCAAGGCTATTATTATTATATAAAAATATAATAATTTCTTCATTACAAGGAATAACTCCAACAATTTTATATCCTTCTCCAATTATTTCTTTAGCATCAAACGCTGAAGTAAATCCATATTCATTAGTAATAGAAGAACTAATAGGATCTAGCATTATATTCTTAGCTCCTATTATACTTCCACTTTTAATATCCTTAGGATTTTTATTTAATTGTAGTCTTTTTATAATATCCATAACTTAACTTCTAGGTAAAAATGTAGCATTATAGAAAAAGTTATTCCAACCACCATTATCTTTAGCAATACTGTTTTTAACAGAAGCAGCTGCTTTAGATTTAATTCCTTTCCACTGAAAATAAGGATTAAGTGCTGGATTAGGAGATGTTAAACTATATACAGGATGTTTAGAACCTCTACTAAGATATTTAAACATACAATACCAAGCAAGAGCTTCAAGAAGATTACCATCTTCATAAATATAAGGACAATCACACTGATAATATTCGTCATAATAAGTAGCTACTTCATAACTTTCTACTTCAATTTCATCAGCATCAAAGCCTAAAATTATATTATCATTTTTATCTAATACAAAATAATATCCTTTTAAATCTTGACCTTCAGTACAACCATATACTTTATTTCTATCATAAACAGGAACTTCAGTGTGATTATAAAATACCTTTAATTCTTTTGCATTTAATGCACAAGGAAATTTTGCAACTCTCTCAGAAACAGCTAAAGTTCTAACCTTCTTTTCCATAGGTAGAACTTTCATTTGAGATAGAGCATCAATAGTCCATGCTGCTACTCTAGGTATCCAATCACTTTCACTAATATTAAAATCATTATCAATTTTTCCTATCAGCCTTTCCAAACCTATATGATTTTTGATCTTCATTTCTTATAAATTTAGTATAAAAAATATCATCAACCTGAGTACAAAGAGTTGCTTTTGTTTTAACATCAACTTTAAGTTTTGCAATCTCTTCTACTTTATAATTACATTCTCTTATTAAATCATCATTTGTTTTTCCTCTAAGATCTCTATTTCTCCAATCATTAGCTACAAATTCAAAATTACCAGCATTTTCAAAATGACAATCAAATAAGCAAACTTCGTAATTATATTCATTTTCTTTATAAACTCTATAATCAACTCCATCATACTCCATACCCATTCTATGATATTGAGCTTCTTCTTCTTTATTATAAAGTTTTTTACCTTCAGCTAAAAGCTGCTCTTTTCTTTCTTTTGTTTTCTTATAATCTATAAGTTTCTTTCTAGAATATTGTTTTACTCTATTAACACATACACAACCTATATTATGACCAAATACATAACCATATCCATCTAATACAAGTTTTTCGTGAACTTTAAGGAAATAAGTTTCCATAAATTCAGTATATTGTTTAAGAGTCAAATTAAGAACTTTATCACAAAGTTCTATTTGTCTTTGAATATCATGTATTTCTTCTTGCAAAAGCGAATATTTATATATTTCATAAAGTTCAGCAATAACTTCAAATTCACCACCACCTTTAAGATACATTCCTTTTGCAGTTCTTACAAATTTACCTGTTGTATATTTATTATCAACAAATTCTTCATAAGAATTTAAATCTACATTATATTCTTTTTTAATTTGATCTACATACTCAACACATTTATTGTGAAGCTTTATAGATTCTTCTTCTTTGTCTTTTAGACTATCTACAAATTTCTCCTTTTTTGCAGAATATGCTCGCATACAAGCAGTTTTATATTCTGACAGCTTTGTAGGTATTTCTTTAATAGCCATAACTTATTAATTATTAAATTTTACTTCATTAGGAATTTCATTAGTCTGCCTAATTGTTGAAAGTAAATCTCTCTTATATATTAATTCTTTTATTTGTCCAATCATATCTTCAGATAATAACCATTCATTATTATCCATAGCAATAGTCATTTCGTCATCACCTTGCATTATAGCAATTTCATTTGGATGTTCAAAAGCAGACTCAATTACAATTTTATCTAACTTTATACTATTACAATTAGTAGGAAATAAATAAATATATTCATTAATATAATCATAACAAATCATTCCACTAAGACCTGGAACTGCATTTCTAAATCTAGCACTTGTTTCCTTGATATAAGGAAAAACTCTGCTAGTTGCAAAACCAACAGAGCTTACTCTATCAAACGGAAGATTATTTGTTAATCTTATAGGTCTAGGAACTTTTTGTGTAGTTCTCTTTATTTTAGCAATATCTATTTCAATTCCTTCAGGAATTTGAATATCTCCATCATTAACATTTGTTAATGAAACTTCAAATCTTTGAGTTAATATTTTATCAACATAACCATGATTCTCATAACTACGTCTAACAACCTCATTACGAGTTTGTACAATCAATAGTTTAAGATTTTCACGAAGTGCTTTATTGTTGGGCATACCAACACTGTGAGCAAATTCAGATACAAGTTGATTTATACTAGCCATAAAAATATGAATAATTATCTTAATTAAAGCACCCCCGTAAAAGAAGAACAACATTAAAGTTATTATCTCTAACTACTTTATGTTTATTAACCAAAATCACTAACCTAATTATTAAGATAAATTACACAATATGAATAAGTGCGTATGAAAGAAAATCTGTTTAACCATATCCCAGAATAGTATATTCTTTTCTTACAGGGGTGCTTATATTTATATTATGTATATTATTATTAATTATATATTATATAATATTATTATATATAATATGTATTGCAAATATATAATATATAAATAAGAAAAACAAGCCCATAACCCTGCTGGGATATGCTTTGACGGCATATTTAAACTTAAATTAAGTATCTAACTACCTGAAAATTAATGCGTTTAGAGCCAAAATTAAATTATTATAAAACATTTAGATATAGACAGCTATAAAATTACATTGATCATTTTCTTTATCATCTTTGATGCTAAGAACCCTATAGTATATGCTGGTGCTTCTCCTTCATCATTAACTTTATAACATTTTAAAAGAGCTTGTTTTATATGTTCAGCCTCATGTACTGCTGAATTAATATAATCATAATAATCAGAATGTTTATTAAAAAGCAAAATACTAGTTTTATATTTACAATTACTTATTGTTACAGCTTTTGCTCTTTGTGTTTTCATTTGATAATATATATCATTTATGATATAATTAGGACATTGTATTTCTTTCAAAGTATTAGCTATAATATTGAAAAGGCTATAATCTACATTATAGTAAATTATAACCTTCCAATAATGTTCTACATTAAATACTTGTTTAATCATATAAATTCAGACCAATCAATAGGTTCTCCTAACCATTTCATATCTGCAATCCATCTATTAAACATAAGACCTTCTGCACCATCAGAATCATCTAATGTATCTTTAATATATTTAGCTAAATATTGTTCATTAGGAATAGCACTTCCTAAATAATCAAATTTACACATATTAGCTACATATACACAATCATAAAGTTTTGCATACTTAACTTTTATATTATAAGATTTAAGAAGATTTTCAACTTGTTCCTTAGTATAAGGAGTTATATTTTTCTTATTTCCATTTTCATCATCAGCATACATTAAACTTACTGCATAATCACAAAGTTCTTTAGTAAAATGAGGTCCATAATGACTCATATAAATATATAAATCATCAGGTAATACTTCATAAGCTGTAAAATTTTCTCTTCGTTTCATAGCTTTTTAAATTATAAGAGCAACGAAATCAAGTATTAGAAATCGTTGCTCTTGATTAGTAATTTAACGCATACCACCTCTACGATAACGCTTACTCATACGAGGATCTTCATCACGCCAATCTTCATCTTCACGATAATCCTCATCATAATCATCATCATCTTCGTCATGCATTTTATCTTCAAAGCACTCAATAAGTTCTTTAGTAAATTTATGCATTTTCTTTAACTTCTTTAAAGTATCTTTACTTTCAGAAGAACGAAATTTAACTACCATCATAATTTATTATTCTTTTTTATCATTTCCAGGTTTAAGCAAGGAAAGTATTTCTTTTAGTGAACCTTCCATTGAATTAACTTTATCTCTTAATTCTTTAACTTCATCATCATTTACTGATTGCCGTAAATTAGGATTAATTTGTTTTTGTAAAGATTCATATTCAACTTTTAAATGTTTATCTTTCTCAATATTATTAAGTCTGTTATCAACATTCATGAGTTGAGAATCTATAAAAGCATTAAGAGCTTCTTTACTATCAGCAATAACAAAAGAGTTTTCTCCAAAATCAGCAATACTTGTGTTGCTGGGCACTTGTTGGAACTCACGTCTTTCACCATTAACTGTTGCAACTATATCCACAACCATTTCTGTAAGTGGATAGAAACCATTAGGTTTATTTTTAAGTCTAGGTAGACTTACACTAACAATAGGAGCTGTAAAATATTTAAAAGTTTCTTTAGCATCATATCCATAAAGAATACTTCCTTGCGTTAAATTTGAAAACATAGTTATTAACTTTTTAAATTATTATATTAAGCAGTTGTACGGGACATTAATGTTAATAAGCCTTTACTTCTATCATTAAATATAAGTATATTACTTACATTTAATAATTCTGCAGCAGTTACCGGAGTACCATTAGGCAATGTTAAAGCTCTAGTAGTATCATTCATAGTAAGAGTTACAGGAAGAGTAGTAGTTGCATCAGCAGGAATAACATCAGATATAATAATTGACATATATCCTATTGGTTGAACTCTACGAAAACCTAAAGCAATATTAATATTTTCTGTTCCAATAACAGTATTTGTAGATACAATATACGGAATACCACCTGCATTAGTTGCTATAACTTGATTACAACAATTCATACTTTTACCTCCTTATCCGTTAATTATAATACAATACCACCGCCAAAACCATTTCCATAACCATATCCATAACCACCTACATAAGGTGTAGCATTAGCAGCTACAAGATTAGGATATTGAACAGGAACAGTGTTAGGCTGTTTAGCTGCAAGTAAAGTTATCTTATCATTAAGAGCATTTATAGCAGCATTAAACATTTCACTTTGTTTATCGTTACTAATCTGATTGCGTAACTGAGTAATAATATCACCTTGTGTATTAATCTTATTCTGAAGTTCACGTTCTTTCAAATCACAGAACTCCTTAGTTATAAGAGTATTTTGACCAGCAATAGCATTAAGAATACTATTAGCATTTCTATCAGCCTGAGTTGATAAAGCATTAGTTTGCTGACATACAGCTAATTGATCAGCAGCTTCATTCTGAGCAAGTTGCAAACGAACACTAGCATCGTGAGCAGCAAGACTACTCTGAAGAGCAGCAGTCTGATTAGCAATAGCAAGTCTATTTTCGCAACAGCACTCACATAATTGTTTAGCAAGACCAGCATTACCAAGAGCAATAGCATTCTGAACTTCAAGACCTGACATACCAACTTGAGCACCAACTTGCTGAATAGAAGTCTGAAGAGTGAATATACCATTCTTAACAGTTTCTACACCTGTATTAACAATCTGAGCTAAAGTATTAATATTATCAAATCTACCATTCATTATTTCTGCAAGATACTGACGACCTTCATTACCATTCATTGATGCAACATAGTCATTAAAATTACCACGACCACCATTGTTCTGCCACATCATCCATAAGAATATTATCCAATACCAAGCGTTGTTACCACCAAAACCACCATTGTTACTAAGAGCCAACATAAGATTAGGGTCAATAGTAGAAGTAGCAGGTCTTGCTGCGTCTGGATAAATAAATACACCATCTTGTGCCATAATTTCTTCATTTAAGTTTTTAAAGTTGATTAAATTTAATATTTCAATTTCGCGCGTAATTGATTTATGGCACTAAGGTAATACGCACATCAGGTCAAACAAAATAATGCCGACAAAACAAAGAAAGCCGCTAAATATCAACTATTTAGCGACTGCAAGCACTACCGATTTACGGCACTGAATTTTACTTTACTTTATAATCTCTTATTGCTTTATCTAGTTCATCTTTATACCAATAAAGTTTTCCACCTTTATCTTTTCTACCTTTTGGTAGAATACCATCACGAACTAAATCATCAAATCTACTTCTACCTAATCCAAGATATTCATATGATTGTTCTTTATACATAGGTTTATGACGAAGAAGATCTAATACATCTAAACCTTGTTCATCTGTTGCCTCACATCTATCAAGTTCTATATTTGTAGCTAGTTCTCTTAATTCTCTAACTAACAACATTCTTAATCCTTCACGCATACTCTAAACTTGAAATATATTATTAAAAACAAAAATATTCCTGCTATTATTAAGTTTAACATTAATAAATTAACTGCATTTAATGGAATACCAACATAATAATCATACCAACTTAATGCTTCATTGACTACAATATAATGTATAAACATTCTATGCCATTTACAAAATCCAAATGTTATAGAAGTAACATAAAAGAAAATAATAGGAAGTAATGACATTCCACATATAGGAGAAATAATTGCATTACTTTTATCTGTAAAATAGGATAAAATAGTATCTGCTAGATACAATACCGCAGTTACCATTGGTATCTTCTCTAGCAGATACAAACTTATTTTATAAAGAGCTTTACCAATCAATTTCTCCTCCTTCATCATACCTAGTTCTTTTACCACTATAACCACCAGGAGGAGATTTAGGTTGAGGTCGTCTAGAACTATTGGATTTACTATTGGAACTTTTACTTGAATTACTCTTTGCCATCTTCTTTCTTTTTATAATCAAGACCTAAATATTTAAGTATAGGTTTAAATATCCAACTCCAACTAACAGGTGCAAGTATTGCACTATTAATAAGAACTCTTATATCATCAGCATTAGTAACCTTATAAAGCACCCCCGTAAGAAGAATGATTGCTACTAAAATGCCTCTTTTAGCCCAAGTACCAAGATTAAGTTTACAAGCAGTAAGACCTTGAATAACAAAGTAAGTTGCTAAATTAACTATAAGACAAAAAGCAAAATCAAAACTACTAAGAATTGATTGAATAATCTCATTAATAATATTTTCCATATATTAAAGTTTTAAACCATCAGCTGTTTTATCAATAACGTTTCCTGTGCTAGCATCTTTGCTATTAGGATAAGGATTAGGTTCATTAATACGTTTAAGTTCCATACCTAACCACATAACACCTTCTTGAAATTTAATTATACTTAATTCAACTTCTTTAGAAGGTTGAAGTTCTTTAACAGATTGAATTAATTCATCACCAAGTTGTCTAAATTCCTTAACTCTAGGAACATACTCTGTTCTATGAGCTAAAGTTTCTTCAGATAAATCAATACCTTCAAGTTTAGCACGTTCTTCAAGAACTGACATATAAGCTTGCATATATCCAAGTTGGTCAGCATAAAGACTTCTAGGACAAGTAGGTGTAAACTCAAGTTTACCTTCATCCCACTTATTACACATAGCAATAAGTTTTTCATATCTAATTTTAACTTGAAGATACTCTGCTATAAAACGTTCTTTATAATCAGAACTAAGCATTAAAGAAACAGTGTGTTTAAGTTCCATACGTTTAAGTTTTAATTTATTAATATAACGATTAATTATTTTATTTTTAGTATTATCATCTATTGTTAAATCCATTGTTATCATTTCCTTTTAAAGGGGAGTTAGAAATAACATTAGCAAGAATATTTCTAATAAAGTCATCCGTATTCTCTTGATTAATATTTGCTATATGATGAGAAATATAACCATACATTTGTTTTAACATAAAGTTATTTTCTTTAGTTAATCTAAGTAGTTCTTTCTCTTCATTAGCAGTCATAATTTGTTTATACTATTTATTAATTCTTCTTTATCTTTAAATACTTCATTTTCTTTAAATATTCTTTGACCTGGTTTAGTTCTATCTGGAAGTGGTGAACAAAAATATCTATTGTTTGTTGTTTTTACATCAGAATACATCATAGTATTACTTTCAATCCTATCTACAATTCCATAAGATAAATTTCCATCAAAGAAAGCCAATATTTTATCTCCAACTTTAAATTTAGTTTCAAACTTATATTCAATCATAACTAAATGTTGTATTTATTATTTCGTTATCTGTTTTATTTATAACATTTGTATGTATATCTTTTATAGTTATACATCCAAAAGGAGTAGTAATATAAACTTTATTATGTTTATTATCAGTAATTATCATATAACTATTAATATTAATAAATGATAGTCCAAAGATATATTACTATCTTCAGACTATCAATTTATTTAAGTTAATTATTGTTAATATTAAGCATTTCTAAGATTTTATTAGCAAGTTGTCCAGCCCATACTCTCCATTCTTGCATTTTATTATATCTTAATAAATCCTTTTCATCACCACTATCTTTATTTAAAATGATAGCTATTTGATCATCGTTAGAATATCTTAGATTAATAATATGTTTCTTCCAATTTCCATAATTATATTTACTATTAGTTTCATTAATGTAAATTGGAGCTAAACCATCAAAAGTAATTATATTATTTTCAATAGTAGCTAAGTTTAAATTAATTTTAATTTCACTAAAATCTTCAATATTACCTATATGAGAATAACCTTTAAATTTATCAAATATTAAAAGCTTACCAGCATCTGAATATACAATGTTATCAATCTTATACATAGTTTATTTTAATTTAAATTGTTAATTCTTCTGTAGTCCAACCTGAAGGAATTCTACTTGTAATATTAGAATAATTAGAACCTTGAGGATATTTAAGAATGCCATTTTCACCCCAACCTGTTGTATTAAGACTTACAGATTGATAATAAGATGGAGCTGTTATACTTAAAAATATTAATTCTGTTAATGGACAATTTTTACATAAATCTCCTTTAAATGTACTTAAAGTAGAAGGAAATTCTACATTAGTTAAATTAGAACATCGCTCAAATATTGAACTATATATATTATTAATATTTTTAAGTTTAACTTTTTTAATTGCAGTTCCGTATAAACTTGTACTATTTGTTATATTTGAATTTAATTTCATTAATACATTATAACCAGAATTTTGTATATTATAATTAGTTCTGTTTATAATTTTCTTTTTATTATCTATATAAAGATTTATAATATCATCTTTATATGTTGTACCATAAATAACTTTAATATTATTTCCTGTTGGATACTCAAATTCACTCAAAGTATTATCTATTACTTCTTGATTTATAGTACAACTTTTTGTAATTGTATCAATTGTAACATTAAAAGTTCTTGTAATAGGTGTATTACCTTCATTTTGAGCAAAGAAGTTATCCTCTTGTTCCATATCTTCAACTATTACTTCTTGTCCTTGAGTTCCATCAGCGTAATGACCATTATAAGTTTTAGCTACATGAAGAATAGTTCCTATAGCTTGTCCAGGAACATCATCGCCTGTAACTGTAAAATCTACAGGATCGCCTTCTGGTGTAAATTCATCAGTAAAATGATCTGCAATAGCAGGAAATGCATTTTGGAAAGCTGATAACATATCATGACGAACCACAATGCATTTTCCTCCAAGACGTGAATTAATTAAATTACAAGTTTGAGGAACACTTGTATTATTAAGCAAATATAATTTGCCATAAAGATAATAGTTTCCTATATAATTTATTTCCTTATCACAATAAATATTTACATCTAAATTAGTTACGTTGGCTATAACCCTATCTGGAATTATTGTTGTATCTTTAAAAAATAAATTTGAAATGTCGTTAACAAAATATTTATAATTATTATCATTTGATAATTCAAAATATATTTCTATATCTTTTGCATAAAAACAACCATAATTTTCTTGTTTTATATAATCTGATTCTAAAACTTTTAATGTTATATTACTAGTAAGCCAATAGCTTCCACTACTACCAATACCACCAGTACATACTGAACCATTATTTATATTTAATTTATTGAATGTTACAGTACGTAAAATATCTCTATTATTATTCCAAAAACATAAACCAGCTGATTGTGTAATAATTATAGGTTTTGTAAATATTAAATCTGAATTTATTCTTAAATTTAAACCATTTATTGTAATAGGTTTTATATTATCTATAAATTCTAATTTATTTAATTTATAAGAAGATTCATTATTTACAGTATTATAATATTTTAACGCATTATTGCCTATTACTACTATATTTTCTGGTATTGTTATTTCAATTATATTACATGCATAAAAACAATAATCTGGTATTTCTGTAAGTCCAGTAAAATATTTTAAAGCATCTAAATTTGTACAATAATTTCTAAAATTAGTATTGTTATAAAATATACTATTAGCTTGTGTAGGAGTTAAATGTTGATATAAATCTTCATTTACAACTGCATTACATTCTGCTTTAGTCATATAATCTGCACTTGCACAAAGAAGATCCCCATTAGCATTATAATTACTATGCATTACTTCTACAAGATAAGGATCTGTTTCTTTTGTAAATGCAATAGAATTATTAAAAGCTGATACATTCATAGTTGTAGTTAGAATTGTACTATCATCAGCAACTTTCTTTAATGTTAATGTTAAAGTACCAGTTTCATTTATAGGACTACCAAATAATTCAAGTATGCAAGATTGTAAATTTTGAGATGCTATTCTAACAGAATTAGTAATATCACCTGTTAAAGTCCATTCTGCATACATTTTATCATTTGTATTAATACCTGTTGTAGTTGTAGACCAATTATATGTTTCTCTACTTTCAACTCTAGCAGGACCATTAATAGTAGCATTTGCAGGATATACACGTTTTCTTACAACAATATTCATTGTTTCATTAGTAATATCACCTGTTGTTGCATCCTCAAAAGTAGCACGAATTGTAATATTTTTATCACTACCTGTTACTTCAGGAACAGTAAGTAAACCTTGATTACTAATAGTTAATCCTGTAATACTAGCAGATTGAGTAATAGAATATGTAATAGTACCTTGTGCACCAGTAGCATTTACAACAGCATATTGATATTGACCATCAGAAAGTATATCATCAGGACCTGTAAAGAATATACCTGTAGCAATAAATCTAAGTGAAGCATCAGCATCAAAACAATTATTACCAAATACTTCTCTTAAACTATCAACTTGTTCAAGAGTTAAACTAGAAAGAACACATCTACCTTTTAATGTAAGATAACCTTTAGATTTAACATATTGACCAAACTCAATAATATCATCAGGATCTATATTATTCCAATTAATATTATCTACATAAACATCTAATTGACCTTGAACATCACCTCTAGCATTCATCCAAGCAAAAAGTTTAGTAGGTGCATCTGTAAATCCAGCAATATTACAATTACGAATATCAATATTTGTAATAGTTTCACCATTATTTACTAAACTTAAAGTTTGTAATGTTGTTATCTCTTTAAGGGCGAGTCGTTGTAAATTAGCAGGCAAATATAATGCACTAATAGGTGCTGCATCAGGAAATACTATATTAGTTAAATTAGCACACCCACGAGCATCTAATTCTTCAAGATAATTATTTTGTGATAAATCAATACTTACAAGACCATTAAAGTTGCAAATACCAAGTTTCTTTAAATATTTAGCTTTACCTAAATTAGTTAATTGTGTTAAAGCATTAACATTTACTTCAGAAATTTCAGTACCTAAAATCAATTCTTCAAGTGAAGAATCAAAAGCTTCTGAATTAATAGCCTCAAGATGAATTTCAGTAAGATATTGAGATATAGCAGAAATATCAATCTTCTTAGCAAATACAGCATTATAGAAATCTAATGATGCACCAACATAAAGTTCATCGCTAATTTGCATAGCAATAGGAACATCAACAGTTCCAATTACACCAGCAACTATAGGTACACCACCTTTACCATAACCATAAACTTGACCTGTTCTAGCAGGAGTTATATAAGCATTTACAGGAGCAGGTAATGTAACAGAAGATACACGTACAAGGAATACATTAGCTTTATAAGCACCTGTAACATTAATTGCATCATATAATGCAAATCTGTTAGATAACCACCATTGACGATGAGTATCACGAGCACCTTGAAGTTTAGGAAGACCTACTGAGTTATTATCATTAAGCCAAGGATCAAGATACTTATACTGAGAATCAAGATTATGTATTCTTTCAGACCACTTCTTAGATTGTTCATTATTATACATATTTATAGCAGCTGCATATGTAAGACCTACATTATAAAGAGCTTGGTCTACAATTTTAACAATTGCCATAAAATCAGCATCAGCTTCAAGATTATTCCAAAGAACAGAATCATGACCAGCATAACAATAACTATTACCTGTTCTAGGATCAATAGTTTGTCTATCAATATTATATCCAAATGCTAATGCACCATTGTTATCCAAACCATTAATAGTATCATTATCGTAAAGAATATAATACCAATGCTGACCATCTTCAGTTGTAAACATTGCATTTTTAACAGTCTGGTCTACAGCTCCTTGACGCATAAGATAAACATAATAAGCAGCCATCTTATAAACATCCATATGAAGCCATTTTTGTTCACTAAATGTAGCCATAACTGAAACATCGTCTACAACTACCTGACCTCCTTGAACTTTAGCAGCAGTTTTCAATCCATTAATCCAAGTTGCAAAAGTTTTAAGAGCTTGATCTGCACGAGTTTGTTCTGAAGGTTTACCACTATCATCAGGATAACGAGCTTCAAAAGCACGTTGCCATCCTTTCATGGTTTTACCTTCATATTGAATATCAGTATCCCAATTACTTAAATCAGTAAATAAGTTTTCAGGATAGTCACCATTAACAACTTCCCAACATTCCATATGTTCATTATTAAAGCCAGGAACATCTTTAAAACCAAATACTGATTCAGTTGATTTATCGTTATTCCAATTATATTTTCCTAAGAATATAAGAGGATCATTTTCATTAAGATGATAGAAAAGTACAATAGGAAATCCATCAATAGCAGTACGAACATCATATTCATAGTTATTATCAATAGCAGCTTGCTGAGCTTGTGTTCTACAAGGAGTAGTACCATTATAAGGAATACTTCCTTTTTGACAATATCTTTGATCTATATTCTGAATAACTGCATTTTTAAGAAGATTATTCCAAAGTCTTGCAGTACCTGTATTATGTGTTGAAGAAGATTCAGCATAATCAGCTTTCAAACACCAAGTTTTAACTGGCTGAGCACCTTGTTTGAAAGCATAAAGTCTATCTTCACCTGTATATTCAGTACCTTCATAATCGTACATCTTAGTTGTATAAGATGCTACAGTTTCATCTTTACTATCAGCCTGAGTATAGAAACGGAAATTCTTTTTAGGATAGTTCATAGAAGATGTACCCTGACAACGCATACTAGCATCAACAAGAGTAAGATTTCTAGTAGGATCATCAGTATTTATAACTTCAATCTTAGCCATCTTTCTATATGTTCCTTTATCTGCTTTTGTAAAGTCTTGAAGTTCTTGAACATTACCTGTTATAATTATAATAGGAGTTTGAGCAGAAAGTTTATCAAGTGATAATGAACCACCTGTATAAATATCATTCTTATCATAAGCTTCTAATAATTCATCAACAGTAGGTCTGTAAAGAATATAGTTATTAAGAACTTCATCAAGACGTAAAGCTCTTCTATAAAATCTTAATTGATAAAGAACAATATTAGCATCAGCACTACCTGCAAATACAGCATATATATTTGATGTAAAACTATCACCAACTTGATAATTCTTTACACCAGAAAGAATACCATTAATAAAGATAAATACAAGACCTTTATTAACAGCAGCATTTAAAGGATTAATTACAAATGTAATTCTATTTCTTTCTTCAGCTTTATATTTACAAGATAATTCAACACCTTGTTGTGATACAATCTTAGCTTCAGATGCAGTAATTCTAATACCAACACCATTTTGCATCAAAGTGCAAATTATTTCATCATCATCAAGAACTCGTCTTGTTTCAAATTCAAATTCAAATGTACCACCATTTTGAACAATATTATAATTTAAAGGCGCACAATTAAATGCAAGAGAAGCTCCAGCACCTATCATTAATCCTTCACCTGTCCAACCATTTCTTTCAGTATAATCAAATCCACTCATAGAAGCAGCATAAGTACTACCACTCAAAGCATGGAAAGACCAATTCTCTAATCGTTTATCAATAGATGTATTAACTCTACAATTACCTTCAAATTCAAATTCAGTATTACCTATTGTATCTAAATCTAAACTTGATTGTTCAACATCTACATTATATTCCAATGTTGTACCATTTAAACTAAATGATAAACTTGTTGAACCTGCACTAAATGCTTTTAATTCATAAGTATATTCATTATAATTATCAGCATTTACTGTAGTAGTTTTACCAGCAATAGTTATTTCAAGAGAATTTACTGCTACATTATTAGGATTATAAATAGCATACTTTATTTCTTTTGTCATATATTGCTCTACTGAACCCAAATCAATAGGATCATCAGTAGGATCAATAAGAGAAACTCCCCTATAAGAGAAAGAATTGACAATAATAGTATCTAAAGTTTGTCCTCTATAAACAATGAAATCTCTATATTGAGTATCACTATAGAAATTAACACTATTAATATTAACAACTGCCCTATATTGAAGATTATGTCTACCTTCAGCTAATTGTGATACAGAAATATATCTTGTTAAAGTTGTAGAAGATTGAGATGTTTCATCAGTTTGAGAATCAAAAGGAAGTTGAACTCCATCAACAAACCATTCAATTCTTTTAGTACCTGTACCTTCAATATGTACAGCAGCTTCAATAACTTCATTCTCAGAACCATAAACTTCTGATAAATCTAAATCATCAGATACTCTAAGAACAATAGCATGATACATTAATGATATAGAACTACCTACACCATAAGTAACTGCTGCTACTGATAAAGTAACAACATTAGTTCCTTCAGTTAAATATTCATCAATATTTAAGCTAAATAATGTACCATAAGTTGCATTTCTATGAAGTGTAGTTACAGCTGAACCATTACGAATTGTAATTGTAACTTTAAACTCATCACTAATTTCAGCACCACCTTTATTTAAAACTTTAAAGTAAGCCTGAATATAGTTACCTGTATCACCATAATTAATATAATTGATAGTTTCAGTATTTTCTAAATCTATAGCAACTACATAATTTGATGCTAAAGGAACAGTACCTATAAGCAAATCTGCATATTGTACAGGATCTGACATATAAAGGTTATAGTTATCTTCATCTGCAAATAATAAATAATTTTCATTACTAGCATCTGGATGGAGATAACCAACTTTATTGTCAAATTGTTCCTTTATATAATTTTGAACTGATCTACCACTAAAAGGATAATTATGATATGTAGGATCTTTACCCCAATCAGTATATTTATCAGGAATAGGATTATTTGAATATTTTTTAGCCATATTAGTTAATATTTAATTTTAATAACCATATTGTAAAGTATCAGCTTCAACATCTTCAATTTCAATAATAAGTTCTGGATTCCAACCAGGATAAATTTGTGTTGTTACAAAATTATCTTGATTAACAAGACGAACTGAAAGTTGAATTGCATCATCAGTTATATTTTTAATCACTACAGGTCTACCTGGAGAAAAATTACCTTCAGGTACATCTTGTAATACACTCACTTGTAGGCTATTAGGACAGCCATTTTCATTTATAATAATTGTTTTTTCACCCATTTTTCCAACCATCAAAGTTATCCCAGAATGTATTATTAATCCAATATCCCATATTAAATACGGATTGTACTACATCTGTACTAATTTTTTTAACTCCATTAAATATTGTACTTATAATAAGACTACCACATCGTATAGCACTTATTACTTGTTCTCCTTTAAGTACTGCCATTTCCTTCTATTATTTCTGGTTCATAAATCATATAAAATTTATTAGGATTAGGATTTTCTATTTCATCATACTCTGCTTGTGTAAGAACAACAAATTTAGCATTAAAATAGTCATCTATTGCCTGTAATACAAATTCATATATTCCTCCTGACGTAACAGGTTTATTACTTCCTTCAGTAGGAGTAGTATCAAAAATTAAAGTACCTTCTGGAATTATTAAAGCGTCTACATAAGATTTTAAAACTTGTAAACTTCTTGCAGTAGGAGCTTTAGTTTTAGACTTAAATTTAATATTAGAAATATCAGAAGAATTGTTAGCATTAACAAGATCATCTTCAGATACATTAATATCTAGACGAACACCATTAAAAACAATTTTTCTAACTATAGGCATAATTAATTAATTTATTTTAAATTATTGACCTACTACTACTTCTGGATTACTTATATAATATTCAACATTTTGATTCATAACACGATTTCCCATTTCTGCATATAATATATTTCCACTAAATTCAACATCTTCATATACAATTTCTACATAATTATTACCTGTAGCTATTGTTCCTTGTAATAAAATAGGACTAGTATTACTTCTTGGAGCATATAAATTAACATCTACTGGACTATCAGCTACAACATTATTAGGTAAACTAAATTTTACACAATGTGTACCACCTGAAGTTAAACCTGGTGTTATTTCTAAAGCTATTCTAGGAACATTAGCATCAATTTCTATATTAGAAGTAGCTAACATATAATTTTGAGTAGAACTTATAGTAGTAGTATTTAAAGATATATTACAATTTCTATCAAGACCTGAAGCACTGATACCTAAAAGTAAAGATGAAGTTCCTGCTAATAATATTCCATTTATAATTTCAACTCTATTATCTGTTCTTGTTAAAGTTAAAATTATATTAACATCAACATCAACATTACCTGATGCTAATATGTTAATACCTCCATTAGGATAATAAGATGGATCAAAAATAGGTGTTATTATTATATTAGTTTTAGCATTAACACCAGCGATTAACATCCTATCATTTATTAATTTACAAATTTGTATATTAGGAGTATCATTAAATAATATAAAATAAAACATTCTATCTTCTGAAAAATCATCAATTGATTTTTCAACATATGTATCAGAAGGAGTTAATGTTAATATATCTAAAATATTAGAAACTTTTAATTCTTCTTGTTGTTGATTATATAATGTATTTATACTTAATATAAGTAATTTAGCGTTTACTAATAAAGCAGGATTTCCTATAATATTTGCTCTTTGAAATATTAATTTTTTATTTGAAACATCTGAACTATCATAAATAACATTTAAAGAACAACATGTTTTATTATTAATAGCATTTATCGCACTATAAACATCTCCACTTGTTGCTAATTTATTAGAATCAGGTATTATTCCAACTTCAACTTCAGGAATATCTTTTTTCTTTATATACTTGAAACCACCTTCATTATTATGTAAAGTTTCATCGTATATGAGCATATCACCATCTTCAGGTTCAATACCATCAGGAAGCTGTAATGCATTTTCATCATCTAAATTAAGAGCATTACCGTCTATATTTATATGTTTAATATTCATAATTAATTATTAACAGATTGTGTATTTATAACTAAAGTTTCACTTTCATCGTCATAGTATATTTCTAATTTAGACCATTGTCCGTTTTTACGAATATACATTCCATCATCTTGTGGAGCATCACCTTTAATAGTTTCTTCATTTATTTCATGCTGAGTTTTACTTCCATCTTGGATATAATCAGCATCTGTGACTTTTCCTCCAACTTGTGCAGGAATAAGATCATCAGGTATTCTTATACTCATAATTCTTGAGGTTTAGTTATTAATAATCTATAAGGATTATCTTGTGCAACAAATCCTTTATTATTTAATTTAAGACCATAAACACCATATTGTATTCCATTTATAATTATATCTGATACAGTTGTATCTACATCAAAATAAAATCCTTCAGACATATTAGTTTCATCTAAACGAACTTCATCTATTTGCATATGTCCAGATAATCTAGGAACAATTATATAAATATAATTTCCATCACGTGTAACATTAACAGGATATTCTTTTCCTACAACTGATGCTATATCTAACATAGGTTCAAGTTTATAATTAGAATTACCTATTACTTGATAATATGAACTTTCAGTAGGTGTTGCTTCTCCTATATAGCAACAAGGATATGCACAAATATCTATTATATTACTTTTCTTTATAGTTCCATCATAAAATACAGCTTCAACATAATATTTATTATGACCAACTACATTTAAATTAATAGTAAATTCTTTAGATGATTGATAATTAGCAATATCTATTATAATATCGTTTTCTACAACATCAATATTATGTAATTCTAATCTAAGAACATCTTTTGTTGAATTTACAACAGTAGCTAAAATTGTTCTATTAGTTCTAAATTCAGCTATAGAACTATCATATGTTACATTAACTACACAATCAACTTCTTCTGTTTCATTATTATAAGTACATATAATTTCTTTTATTGTACTTATTTCAGGATTTGTTATACTTGTAGCTTTTATTTTAACTAAACTATTTGAAGCATTTGATTTAATATATAAAACTCCTGTTGTACTATCTATATAAGCATATTGAGATCCTTCTCCTTGTATAACTTCCCAAACAACTCCTGTCTGTGTTGTATTATCTGGATGTAATATATAAGTATATTCTTGAGAAACACCCTCAATTTCATCAGGACCAATTATATCAATACTTTCTAATGGAATAACTATTCCTTCTTCTACATAATATTCTTTATTTTTAAAATCAAAATATATTGTAACATTTTCTTCTTTTACAGGGAAGCTTATATTATCTGGAATTACAAGATTTTTATATTTAAGTCCTAAAGTACTTTTAACATAGTTAAATATAACATTAGCACCTTTAATATCTCCTAATTCATATTTAGCACAAGCTCCACTAAACATATTAAAACATTCTATAATATTAGAATCTTTATCTGTACATGAAGCTTTACAATCTTTAAGCATATCTTCTCCGTAATCAGAAAGAGCTGCTAACATACTATAATATAATTCTAATTGTTCTAAAGGAACTCTTATATTAACATAGTCTGTTATATTTTTAATTGCATCATTCATAATTCTGATACTTGTCTAAATAAATTATTTATTCTATTCTTTTGTTGCTCAGTATAAAAATTTTCAAAATTAAAAGCTTTATAAGCATGAATAAGAATAGTGTACCATTGCAATCTAATAATAGAACTTTTACTAGGAACTAATCCAAGTTTATTACATTCCATTATAGAACTAGTAATGCTTACTACCCTTTTTTCAAGAGTAGTAAGCATTTCCTTTACAAAGTTAGCATCGTTTGCCATAATTTATGTATTAAAAGTTTTATTATTTACATAAGTGGAATACTCATTTATAGAAATATTAATTCTATTACTAACTTGTGTTATTCTTGCTATAGCATCTTGTCCATTGTAAACAATAGCTATTATATTATCCGCAATCTCCTTTATCCATTCCTCTTTTAGTTTTGATGCTACGTTTACTTCTTTAATTTCATAAGCTGAAAGACTAGAATAAAGTTTATAATATTCAGTACTAACTACTTTGTTAATATTGTTTACTATGTATTCTTTATTAGCTTTAATATTATTGTGAGCTATAATGTTTGCAGTTTCTTGAATTAACTTAAAACCAAAAGCTTTAAATCCTGCATCAATAGCACTTTCACATCTATTAGCTTGTTTTCTTTCAGTATCTTGTAAAGTTTTATCTAAGACGTTGCTAAGTTTGATAATATATTCAGTATTTTCTTTTAGTGAATTAGCCATTTCAAGTAATGGCTTATTTTTACTTTTTGCTTTAAAATAACTAATAAGATTAGTAATTAATGTATAAAGTAAAAATACTGCACTAGAAATAATTACTGTTATATATGAAGAATCACGAACACTTTCAGCAATAATATTATTAATTACTTCAAGTTCATCCATAATATTTAGAATATTGCACCTCCCCCGTAAAAGAAGAGATGCAATATAACTTAATTATTAAAGTTTAGGCTCGTATGTAGCATCAGCTACAGCTTTAGTAAGATACTTACTAGCACCGCTTAAAATAGCCTGAATATCACTATAACTTGCATTAGTAATAGGAACTGCAATATGAACATTCTGCCATACTCTTTCATCTAACTGCTTACCAAAATCTCTCTTAGTAGCAAAATGAAGATTGAATACAGAATAACCTTCAGTGCAAGAACCACTAACTGCATCAGGAACTAATGCTTCAACAGCCTCAGGATAACCAGGATAAAGTTCATGAGCATTTTCAGCAGTATAATTAAATCCCTTACCAGCTGCACATTGTGAAGCTAAATCTGAAATAAATTCTTTACCACCAATCTCACGTTCACCTTGAGTAATAGTAAGTGAAGTACCTTCAAGCTGATCAGCTGCAACAGCATTCCAAAGTTCACCCATATTATTGCACTCAATAGTAACTGCATCACTAACTGCAGAAGCAGTAAAGTCAAACATTTCATTTGCCTTTGAATTAACAGCCTCTACAAACTTAGCAGCAAGCTGAGCAGCAGTAAGATTAGATGAACCTACAGAAACTGTAATAGTAAACTTATTACGCTGATTAGGAACAGTATCTTTCTTCACAAGAATAAGAGTATAATCCTTCTTTGCAGTACCTGCAGGAGCAGTAAACTCAACATTAAACTTAACACCCTTAGCAGGAAGAGTTTCAGTTACAGTTAAAGTTTCAATGTCTACTTCAGGAATTACAAAAGGAGAATTCTTTGCACCCATACCCAGAGCTATAGCAAAATTCTTAGCAGGAGCTGCACTTAAAGCAGTATCAGAACCAAGCTCAAAGAATGTTATAGCACCAGCCTCAAGACCAGAAAGATCATTTACCTTGTGTGAAGTAAGACCTGCATCAAGTGCCTTAGCACTATTAACTATAAGTAATTGTTTCATTGTTTAAATATTAAATTGTTATTGTTCTCTAATGTTGTTTCTTATGTTTTCTCTAGCTTGATTTTGTGCTTGCTCTTGAGCAGCAGCTATACTTCCAGCTATTGAAAGTCTATATAAATCAACTGCGTGTTTTAATACATCATAATGTAATGATTCAGGTAAATCACAATTTACGTTTTCTTCAAGAATATCACTAACATATTTAACCTTAGCAGGTTTTTTTATGTAAGAACATTCAATTTTATCAATTGACATATTCTTAATAAGTTGTGAATGAAGTTCATTTTCACCTACATAAATATCTAGAACTTCTGCTGTTTCTTCTCTCTCAGCATATTGTATTTGTTGAGTTACAGGATGAAAATATGGAACAAGTTCAATTATTTTTCTATTTGTAACTACACCAATAGGTGTTCTAAATCTAGGTGATAAAATATAATCTTGAAGTGTATCAGCTAAATAAGCTCTATCTATAATTCTAATTGGAAACAATTTAGTTTCATTACTTTCATCATTTTTTGATATATCATAAGATATAGCAAAATCAACTAAATATAAAAATTCTCCTAAATCTGAAAGTATTATAGTAAAAGGTTTACTTTTAAGATCTTCCAATTTATCAGTATTATTTTTAACTCTGATAGTAGAACCTTTTATATCTTTAGTTGTATATAATGTTCTAAGAGCATTAATTTGTCCAATCTTAGAATTATCGGTAATTACCCTATCATTACGATTAGAGATATTCTCAGCAATTATTTTATTAACAACATCATTAATACTTGTATTTATTAGCAAATCTATTTGTTCGGGAAGTATAGCACGAGTATTTTGCATACCCATTTGCTGAGCATACTGACGAAACCAGACGTGCATTTCCGAAATATTCATAACAAGTATATATTATGCTTTATTAAGTTTATTCTTATAGCTTTCTAATTCTCCTTTATTATCAGGATTATTGAAATAAGCAACAGCTTCTGTTACATTATTACCAATAAACTTACCTTCAGCAGTAGAAAGCATTTGATTATGTTCGGCTCTTACTAACTCACCTCTAAGAACAAGTTGCTCAATAAATGACTTCAATTCAACATTCTTATCATTATACATCTTATTAAACTTATCAGGATTTTCATTAACGAACTTCATAAGTACGTCATACTTTTCTTCCTTAGTTCTATTAAGAGCATAACCTAAATTCTCACCATTTTGGATAAGTACCTGAATATATACAGCTTCACGCTTACTATCACTTGCATCAAGAGCAACGAAATTACGCATAGCTAACTTCTTCTCTTCTACCATCTTCTTCTTACGTTCAGCCTCTCTTTCATTATCCTCAATATAGAATCTAATAGAATTGTCTGCATTAATAAGAGAAATGTCTTTTGCAACATCCTTATAAAGTAAACAATGTCTATAAAGAATATAATTGTTAATGTTTAAAGGTCTACCAAATTGATATTTAGTTCCTTCAAGTTCATTAAGTTTATCTGCCCAAAGTTCAACAGCTTTAGATAAAGCAGATGTGTCATTTCTATTAGTACTATTTCTCTCAGCAATCAGTTTATCTTCTTGTTCCTTTATCTTAAGATAATCTTTAAGATGATCATATCTAAAAGAACAATCAATAACAGAACCGATATTATTTACAGTAAATTGTATGTTATTAAGATAACCCTTAACACGACTTATAAAATCTGGATGTGAAGGAGATAATCCTACAAGTTCAGGAAAATATGCTTCAATTTCACCTTTATTAGAGCTTAATACTCTAGAACTCTTAATAGAACTACCTATTACTTGTTTCTTGTTACCGAGAACGTGTTTATTCACTTGACGATAAGCAGAGAAATATTGAACAGGTTTTATTGTTATTTTTCTTTCATCAGTATAAGGAGCATTTAATTCTTCCTCAGTATATTTCTTAGGAGCAGAATTAGTTTGTTCCTGATTCTGTTTAACTTCATTATCTTCTTTCTTTGTAGTACTAACACTACCTCCCATAGCAGGATTACTTGGAGTATTTACAGTTGGACCCATAATTCTATATATGTTTTAAATTACATAACACACTTAATTTGCATCATCTTCTCTGCATTATTAACTTGCAGACCATAGCTATTCTTAATTTCATAGCGTGAAACATCAACATCAGTAGCTAAGCTATTAGTAGGAACAGCACCCCAACTAGCAGGTATAGGAGTCAAACCCTTAATAACACCCTGATGATAAATCTGACCTTTCTGACGAACCTTACGAACATTACGAACACCTTCATAAGTTGAAAGGTCAATCATAAATGCCTGGTGAGAACTCATAGGAAGTCCAGTACGAGGATGCACATTACCATTAGCACGATCCATTTCAGCATTTGTACCCTTATCTGCCATAGCAAGATGCTTTACAGTGATAATATGACCATCAATAGTCTTATATCTACGGAAATACTTACCATATGAAAGACCACCATTGTAATCTTCAATCATCTTATCACCAAGAGGAGTAGCAAAACCTTCAGCACGAGCATCATTACGAATAGCTTCATCAAAGTCTGCCATGAAACCCTTACCAGCAGCAAGTACAACTTCCATTGTACCACTATCAGTCTGCTTGTCAAGAATATCACCTATTGAACGTTCAATCTTGTTAATAGTTAAAAATTCACCGTAAGTTTCATAGTTAGCCTCACGACAAATCTGCTGCATACCAGCTGTATGAGGAATAGGCTGACCATTATCAGGATCTACAAGAGTAATAACGCCTTCTTCATTACGGTTATATTCAGCATACCATAAACGTTCTTCATCCATTACACGAAGGGTAATATCATGCTGACGCATCTCTTCATTAATCCAAAGATTAGTAGTACCACCATTCTTTGTCTTAAATTCATAAGTAACAATCTGATTAGACAGATTACCAGCAATCTCTTTACTATAACGATGGAACTCAAGCTGACTCTTCATCTTACCAGGTCCCATAACATTACTTCTATTACCCTTTGAATAACTCTGAGGAATAGTAGGAGCAGTCATACCCCAATACATACCCTTAGCAAGATTTCCAAGAGCAACAAAAGCATTAGGATCAGGATTAGTAAGTTTAAGACGATAAACATAACCACCGTGAGCACCAGGACCAAGGTCTTTCATAATACGAACTTGTGTATGACCATCAGGTGCAATAAGTCCATATTGTTCAATAAACCAATGTGTAGCAAATTCTACTTCAAAAATAGCACCACCTTTACCAGGAGTAGTATTAGCAGAATTAAAGTAAAGAACATAGTCAGTAAACTTCATTCTACCCATTGTCTTCCAAGTCCACTCAACTTCATTAATATCAACAACACCAATCTGTCCTTGACCTTCAGTTAAGAAAGTAAGTGGGAATCTATCATCATCCATACCATAAGTATAGGTGAGAATAGAGTTAATTTCTGACGGCTTACTTAAAGCCAGATGAGCAATAGTTTCTTCATTAGAATAACCACGATCATCAAAGTTTCCACGAGATACTTCTCTAAGTGCGTACATAATTACTAATTTAAATTAATATTAAAATTGAATATCATCTGCGTTTACTTTAGAAGGCTTTTTACTATTAACTCTAACTGTAGTAGGACTCTTGTGTTGTTTACTTGTTAATCTTAAAGTTCTAACTTCATTTTCTTTAATAGCCATATTAGCTAAATCTTTAAAACTACCACCAGTAAACATAAGCCAAGCATTTATCAGTTCATTGTTAATAAATTCATCATCTGACTTTGCTTCTAAATCTTTCTGATAAGCAGAAATTTTTTGACCATTAGCATTAGTATGTACTTGCTTAGAAAGATAGTCAAAGAAATCACTAGGTGTTAATATTACTTTTTTACCATCAACTTCTTTTGTAATACTATCTGGCAATTTATAACCTGCTATAGTTTTACTTTTAATGATATTATTTACTTTATTCCAATATTCAGTTACCTTCTGTTGTTCTTGCTTTCTAGCTTCTTCTGCTTGTTTAGAAACTTCTTCTCTAAAATCCTTATCCTTTTCTTTTAAAGCATCAAGCATTTCAACAGCATAATCATATAATGAACCACTATCTTTAAGATACTGAATATAAGCATCATTTATAGTCTTATTACCAAATTCAGTCGCAGCTAGTTTAATAATAGACTCTTGCTGTGATTCATTATTCTTATCAACTTCCCAATCTTCTCTATCAGGTAATTCACCAAAACCTTTGTAAGAACCTGTTACATCAACATAGTCTTTAAATTGTTTAAGGAGAGGATTGTTTGCATATAATGTATTAATAGCAGCCTCTTCTACTCCTTTAACTTTATTATCAACTATTGCATTAATGTACTTTGTTACACCTTCTACAGTGTTTTCAAATTCTACAGGATTACCTTGTTCATCAACTATATCCTCAGGAAAAGCTTCTTTAATAGCATCAATAGATATTCCTTCTTCTTGACTTTCTTCAAGACTTTCTAACCAAGCAGCAACATCTTTTTGCTCTTTGAAAACTTTACCATCTTTATCAACAATATCTCCGTTTTCAGCAACTGTATAAGTTTGACCATCAAACTCGATATTATCACCAGGTTTAATTTCCAATTTATCTTCACCTTCTTTAGGATCTTTATTATCCTTAGAAGGTTCTGGATCTTTAGGTGGTTCAGGATCCTTAGGAGGTTCTGGATTTTTATTACCATCATCGTCTTTAGGATCTTGAGGATCTTTAGGATCTTGAGGATCAGCAGGAGGAGTATTAATATCTTTAGGATCTCCATTACCAAAATCAATATCATTTGCAGGCATAATCTAAAAAGTTTTAGTTAAACATTATTTTATGATAAACTACTGCAAATATAAACATACCTATTATATATTCCAACTAATATATCAAAAATTTAACGCTTATTATCACAATTATTTTCATCATCTTATACATATATTGTTTATACTGCTTATATTATTTTACCTATATTTGCACCTATTTATAGCCAAAAAATTGACAACTAATCCAGCCACAAATTAGGTCAATAGACGGCAAAATTCTGCCCCACAATGCCGTAAAAATGTAATCGTGAATACTCGTACCAAGCACCCCCTTAAAAGGAAGGTATGCAAAAATTATTTACAAAACAAAATAATTTGCCCTTAATTATAAACATTACATTTATAACTAAGGGCTAGAGTAATAGGGATTGCACTATTACTTTCTTCTACTCAATGATTCCATTTACGAGCATTTCTTGCAAATACTACCATTTTCTTGTGAGCAGGATTACCATCATTATAAAGCTCACTTTCAGTTTTACCAGTTCTTGCTTTCAATTCAGTAAGTCTACCTCTATGAGAAGGTTTAATATAAATTCCACCACCATTTGCTAATGTTCTTCTTACAGGCGTGCTAATATATCCTCCATTTTCAAAATTAATTTGTTTAATAACATCAGGATTTTTTAAAAAAGCTTTTTTAAATTGTTCATAATTTCTATGAACATCATTTCCTTGTCCTGTCATCATAAAATTAACATAATCTCTGCTTTCAGGATTAATATAATTAACAAAATCAAGATTAGTATGTATATTAACTTTTTTAGCAGCAAGATCATTTAATGAAGTTCTAGCTTTACCTCTACCAGCATTATATGCATAATAGGCTCTGGCTCTTCTAACATCTTCAGTCATATTGGGATTCTGTTGCCAACTAGCATTATAAAGTTCATTCATTTCCCAATCATAAACCTTTTTTGCTGGTGTAGGATGAATCATATCAGCTAATTTTATATTAGTTTTATTAGCTTTATTATAATCATCTATAACTCCTTGTGTTATTTGATATATACCGGTAGCACCACTTCCTTTATTATATGCTAAACTATCAAAACCACTTTCAAGATATGCTTGTCTAACTGAAGGATTATTAAAAGCTTGTTGTATTTCTTCTTCAGTATATTCTTTTCTACCACCTAGTTCTAAACTTCTTTTAGGCATATTATTTTATATTAACAAAATCTATTAATAATATGTCCTCTTTATATTCCTTACTTAATATTTCATGATTATATTGTTTAGCATAAGGAAGAGGATAAAATTGATTAATCCATTTATTACCAGAAACAGAAGCATAATCTTCTTTACAAGTAGGATTATATTTGAAATTATAATCTATTGTCCAATCATATAAATTTCTACCACACCAAAATTTAATGTCAGGATATTCATAAATTAAATTAGCACAAAACTGTCTAAAATATGGATAATTATGATTATGTTGATAAAAAGTTCTAGTATCTAATATAACTCTTACTTCACCTTTTATACTATTGATATAAGAAAGATTTCTACCAAGTTCAATTGCATCAGTTTTATAAGTCATAAGACCATGACATAATTGAATATTTCCATGTTTATCAAATTTAACTCTTAAATCAAAACATTCAACTCCATATATTTCGTGTTGTTCATATATATCAACTTTCTGACATTTAGCTATAAAATTAAATGGAGATAACCACCAATACTTTGGCTTCAAGTAACTCCAACTATTATGACTTCCTAATTTCATTTTTTATCGTATTTATTTTTATTTGTCTTAGCAATCTTAACTTTCATATCAACATCATACTTTTTAATTGCTCTATCAGCAGCCTTATTATATAAATCAGCTTGTATTTTTTGACGTTCAAGATTAAGTTTGCTTAATTCTATTTCTCGTTTATTATTTTCAGTTAATGTATCTAACCTATTTTTAGCTTCGTCTGTATTATTAAGACTTGTATCAATATCAATATACTTAAGAGCAAGCTCATGTTCATATTTAAGATTTTCAAGAAGTCTATCTTGTTCACCTTTAGCCTCAATCTCTTTAAGTCTATTTTGAATTTCTTCTTGTTTAAGCATAGAATCAATTTGTTGCATTTGAGCTTCATGTTCTTGCTTAATTTCGTTGAAACGTTTTATAGCATCTGTTATTTGTGCAATATTATCACCAGTAATAGCTGCAAGAGCTGCGTCAAGATCTCCATTTTGTGCTGCACTAAATGCCCATTGTCTTAATTGTTCTAATTTATCTTTAGTCTTAGCATCGTTCTTTACAAATACCCCGTAAGAAGAATATACATAACTATTTACATCTAAGCTAAGATAATGTCTATTTCCATCTACATCCTGGAAACCTTGTTCAAGTCCATCAATATAAGCTAATTTAGCATAATCTAAATCTCTTTGATAATCACGCTTTCTAAATTCATCAAACATTGTTACTATAATAACACTGCCCATTGAACTTCTAGCTACAGCTTCTTGTGTTGTTCCAACACCAGCTGATTGTTGAATATCACCATAGCGTTGAGCATTCATATCAACTGTATCCCAAGCCTCTTGACGAACATTTTCTATAAGTTCAGATACTTGTCTAATATAATCTCCAATATTAGCATTTAAAAGTCTAACTTGTTGAAGTTTTAATGTGTTCTCATCATCTTCATCATTAGCATAAAGAACACCATCAGCAGCCATTCTGTATATTATATCATCTTCATCTCCACTAACAAGAGATTTAGGTAATAGTAAAATAAGAAGTTTATTTTTAGCTATTAACATTTCTCTATGATAAGCAAAGATATTTCTCATTATTTGGAAAGGAGTTACAGTAGCAACAATACTAAATTTTCCCATAAAAGGAAGAACCTCCATAAGACCATTATAAGGAAGTTTATTGTTTCTACTATATTTAATAGGTCTACATTTAATAGGATAAATACCACATTGTCTTGTACCTATTCTATATCCTTCATATATCTGAGTATCATATTCCCATTCAATAGAAATATCTCCAGCTGCCTTATTTAAATTATAATCTTCATCTACTATTCTAGTAGCTATAAGACCAGCTTCATTTACATATGTAAGAATACCTTTCTTTGCTTCTCCTTTCCAAACAACATGCCAAACTTCAAAAAGACCTGTATTATTTTGATAAACAGTTGTAGCTTGTTTATTAAATAATTGCCTATCTTCATCAGTATATTTCTCACATATATCACCATATGTTTCAAAATATTGAGAATATAATATTTTTGTAGCAGATGTTGCTCCTTTATTTTGATAATATGTTTTTAAGAAATTTCTATCTCTATCATCAAAATCATCATCAAATAAATCCATAATTTGTTGATAAGATAGCATCATTTTTCTAGCAAACATATCATGATCTTCAACAAATTGTTTATTATTTGGAATAGGATAAGCTTCTATAATAGGAACATTTTCTTTTATTATTTGTTCTCCACGTATATCAGTATAGCTATAACATTCACCAAAAGAAACCCATTGATTGAAAGCACTAAGATACATTACAATATCATCAGTACAACTTCTTACAAACTCAAGAACTTCTTGACCTTGTTTGCTTTCATCATCAACATATTTATCCTCAAAGTTTCTAATAAATTCTTCAGGATTAGGCATAGCATTTTGAGGATTAAGTTGATCAGCAGGAATACCTTGCTGAGCAGCTTCTTCTTGCATCTGCTGAAATCTAGCTTGAAATTCTTGTATAAATGCTTGCTGAGCAGCTAAAAGAATTTCTTCCTTAAGCTTAGCATTTTTATTTAAAACAATTTCAGGATTACTAGCACCAACAATAAATTCGTGTGGGCTTTTATGATATTCGGAAACATAACGTCTTATAATATCAGACATAATATCAAGATTTCTCATTGTAGCAGGAAATCTCTTGTATTTCTCTTTATCTGTATTATAAGGATTTAATGTTTTCTTATAAAATTCTTGAGGAATATTACCATGAAGAATATTAATCTGAGTTTCAGTTTCAGACCTATCATTCATAGCCATACCCATTGATATAATATAGTCAATACTATTACAATACCAATAAGGTTTTTGCTTTTCTTCCCAACTAACTCTCTGAGGAGGAAAATCAGCACGACCACCTAAATTCTGTACAATTTCTCCAGCCATATCTTTATTAATTATATTTTAAAACCAAGCTCTTGCAAAAAGCGATTTACTATCTTTTTCAACTTTCTTTCTTGTAGCTAATTGTTTAGCTGCTTGAACATCCATTAATTTCCATCTAATAGCTCTAATAATCATTTCTGATACTCTATCAAAGTTACCAACACTATTCCATTTCTTAAGTTCAAGAATAGACTGATAATCATAAATAGTTTCAAAGAAATAAATATCTCTACCTTCTGAATCTTTAGCAACTATAGAATAAAGCATTTCTTTTAATAGACGCAAAGCTTCAAGTTTCTTTGTAGAACTACCAACATTACCACCAAGATTAATACCATAATCACCTGTAACACTACCTTTAATAGAACTATCCCAAAGTTGAACAGGATCTTTCATTAAATATTTAAGTGCTTTCCAACGTCTAAAGTTAGATACAGTTTCACCTCTATTTATTTCAACAGCAGTTGTTCCAACGCAATTATAATATCTAGCTGCAAGATAGCAAATCCAATCTGCATCTTCTAGTTTATCAGGTCTGCCAAAATATGATAAACAAAGTTGAGGTTTAAAATTATTATAAACACAAGGTTCCATCCACACTTTAATACTATTATGTGAATGTCTATTAGTTATTTCCTTATTTTCTTTATCAACACCAACGGGGTCATAGCTAATAGAATATATTCCAGGAGGAGTACCAAATTGTTCTTTACCATCAGCATCTTTATAGGCTACTTTAATAGGATTAAACCATTTTCTACAGCAACCATGATGATGTTCATTTTGTTTACGTGGAACTCCCGTTATATAGCTAAAGAAATCCTGATTGAATTTTCCGCCTTTAGCTTCTATTTCAGCATTAGTTCTAAATATTACTTTTCTTACATCACTAGGATCTTCCATGAACATACCATCAACATAGAAATTATAAGAATTATCATTCTTTAATTTTTCTTCATATGCCATTAGTCGTTCACTACTAAACAGATTTTCACTTATAGAACTAAAAGATTCAGAAGGCATATTAGCATACTGACCAAGATAATTAATATAGTCAGAAAATGTTTTAGCACTCTTTCTTTTATCTTCACGTTCTTCAAATGCTATACGTAATCCAATCTCTAAATCTGAATTACCATCTTCATCAAGTGCAAATCTATCTCCTATTTGTCCTTGTAAGCCCCAGCAATAAGGTTTAAAATAACCACAAACTTCACCTCTAGCATCTTTATCCCAAACATTTTCAAAAGGCATAAAATGCCATGCACTCGGATTATAAAAGTTTTGTTCAAAAACTTGCATATTACCAGCAGTAGAAGTACCCCAACAGAAAAGATTACCTGTAACATAACTACCTGTTCTCATAGCAGGTTCAGTTACATTCATAAACTCATCAAAGTTCTCCATAGTTGAAAGCTCTTCAACTTTAATCTTTTTGCCATCCTTACCAATAGCACAATCAGGATTATTGGCAGCAGATACACTCATAAGACCACTATTCCATGAGTCTGGAGATACTGTTCCATTAGGTAATTTAAATCCAAGTCTAAAATCTTCATCTTTTTGAGAAAGAATACCTCTTACAAAAGGAGTATTAGTTTCATAGAATTGAAGATCTTTTATAGTAAAGTCTGTTAAACCATCAATTTTAGTAAGATATTTTTTATCTACAGCAACATGAATATCTGTAGTTCTACAATGAAGATTAATATCATTTGCTGTATCTGATGACATAATATATGAAAAACCACCACGTCTAGTTTTATCTATTATAAGATGAAAACCATTACGTACTGCAAATTCCATTATATGCCAAGTCCAAAACTGTGCATCTATAAATTTAGGAAAATCATAAATTTTACTACCTGTAGATGCTAATGTACTATGTTTTGTAGATTTCGTATCAAGCTGTTTAATTCTAGTATAATTAAGATAATTATACATTCCACCTGTAATACGAATATTTTTTACCTTACCATTATGAAGAAGACATGGTGCTGTAAGACCATGTTCTCTTCTATATTCCTCTTTTTTTCTAAATTGTCTATGAGGAATACTATCTTCTTTTAAGAATGTGTATGTACCATTCTTATTATAAAAGTCAGCAGCTTCTGTAAATAAATATGTATTAACAAACTTATCTCCTTCATTTATATTAAGGAGAAATCCTCCACTATCACCAATAAGAAATAAATCATCAGGATCATCATAACCAACATCTTTAGCATGACGATACCTAGATTTATCTTCTCTTATATAAGCTAAGAAAGGATATTCGTTAATATAATCTTCTACACTTTGCATTATATAATCACTAATATCAATATTACAAAACAACCAATACCACAGCCACCTGTAACATAAAGTTCTTTTTTAAGTTTTTTAACTTCAGCTTTATGCTCAACTTCTTCAGCTTCAATATATTGTTTATATTGATTTATAATTATAGAATCATTAAAAACTATTTCTTTAAGATTTTTATTTATTTCCTTTTCATACTCAAGCTCTACCATTTTAGCATTTGCAATACGAAGAGCATCATATGAAACTAAAGCATATTCATCTGATACTCGTACCCCCGTAAAAGAAGATTTAATAGAATCAGACTCATTTGCTAATAAGTTCATTGAAAAGGCTAAGAGTAGCACTGTCATTAAGATTCTTAATTTCTTCAATCTTACCATTTTTAATAGCTTCTAATGTTTCAATAACTTGATTTAAACTATCTATCTTATGTTCAGTTTCTATAACATTTATAGGTTCAACAGGTTTATTTGGCTTTTCAAATACTTTATAAAGTGCTATTCCAAATACTATACCTATTAATATATAAAGTGTGTTATAAAACGCTTGTTTCATTAAATCTTTAATACTACAACTCTCTTTCATTTAATAATGTATAAGTAAAAGTTTCACCATAGCCATTTTCTACTTGTTTATTGCACAATCTAAGAAATGACTCAAATTCTGAATTTATAGCAAATACTTGACATCCAGCAGACCAATTATTAATTCTTGTTGAATTATTACCTGCTCTATGAATATTAATGCCAAATTTACCACAATTTATAGATTGTTTATCGTAATCATATTTTTTATCTTTATTATTATCACGATAAACTTTTACATCTTTAATCTGAATTAAAGCGTTTTGACCTTTATGTTTTCCTAATTTATAAGCACCTCTATATTGACCTTCTGCTAATATAGCTGTACCTTTAGAATTAGAAGGATTTTCTATATAAGAAATTCCAGGTTGTGTAGTTATTTTATAAATAGCTCTAGTAGTACCTTTAGAAGTATTATATATAACTACAAGATAATCATCAAATTCATTAGTAACTTTATGATCATTAGCTGATCTTATACCAATAATATTAAGATTATAATTACCATTAGTAAAATATTTATAACCTTTTTTAGCAAAAAGTTTGCTAAAATCATATTTATCTAATGTCATATAAAGACTACTCATAACTATTTTTCTTTTATACCACAAATACCTTCAAAATATAATTGACAATGACCACATTCATCTGAATCATTACAATTTGGAAAATTATCTTTATCCATTTAAAATAAACTTAATTGTTCATTGCCAGCTTTAGCTTGTAAAGCTTTTATTTCGTTATATCTATCTTGTAACATAGCTTTAGCTTCTTTAAATAAATAAGGAATTCTATACCATGTTACTGTTTCTTCTCCATTAGGATCTACATGATAACCATCTACATCTCTAAATGGTTGACCATATTTATTAAGAATCCACGGACTAGCTATATGACAAAGACCTAAACCATGACAAGGTATACCAAGAATATATTGTACCATAAAAGCATATACACTTAATTGAAGTGCGTAATGATTACCATTACAATCTTCTAAGTGGCTTAAAGGTGCTAGCATATATTCATTTTTATGTACCCATTCATTAGTTAATTGATTAGGTATTGTAGTTTTATCTTTCTTATAATAACCAGCTTCAAATTTAAGACCATCTCTATTAGTTTTCCAATCTAATATAACAAAGTCTGTAGGTCTATAACAAAGAATATCTATTGTACCACTTACTAAATAATCTACTAAGAAACTTCCAATTTCTGAATAAATTGTATATCCTAAATTAGTATAATGTTCAAAAACTCTATATATTTCAGGATATTTATTATAAGTAGCTTCTTTAAATTCTTCAACATTTAAAGGCTTAGGTATTAAATTAGGAATATCTGCAACTGTAATACATCTACCACTTTGAGCCTGTTCAAGATATCGTATAGCATCTTTAAACTTACTAACATCTTTTATTGCATCCTCCAGATTATTATGTTGATGTGTTCCACGTTTACAAGCTTCCTCTTTAATTTTAGCCCACTCAGCCTTTATTTGTTTTTCAGTTTTTCCTTGTTCTTTAGCTTTACGTCTAGCCCAATAATGTTCATCAAATTGAGGATAATACTTTCCTATCATAGTTGTAACACTAAGATACTCATTATTATTAGTATCTGTGTATCTATGACCTTCTTCTTCAAAGTATAGAAAAGTATCATTATATCTAGTATCTATAATCATATCAATTTCCTGCTTTCATAGAACTTAATACTTGACCACCACCACGAGCAATTTCAGTATTCTTTTCCTCAATAAGATTTTGCTTTGCTTCTTCTAAACTTTTAATTAATTTAGGAAGTTGTGATGCTTTGTCTGCTATATTATCCATCATTCCTATTACTTGACTTGCATTATCAAGATTAATTCCTGTATTAAGTCTTTCATTAAGAATATTATTAATAGCTGATACAGCAAGATTCATATTATGAACAACTTGTTGTAAATTCTCTAAAGTTCTACCAGCTTCAGTAATATTTTCATTATAATACCTTTGAATAAGTCTTACAACTAATTCATCTGGAACATAATCTTCTTTTAAACCTGCTTGTTGTATAGCAAGTACTAAAGCTTCAGGATCACTAAGACCAGCTTGTTTAGCAGGAGATTTAGGATCTCCAAGATAATAAATAACTATACATTCTTTTATATACTTACTCTTATCTTCAGTCTTATCTCTTTGATATAATTCTCTAATATCACGATCTAATAGTTGTCTAAGTCCTGGAGCTTTAGGCATACCTGTATCATCTATCTCCAAAAGACTATCTATTATTAGAGATTTATTAATCATAATTTAATTATTATAAATTTCTTCGTTTTCTACAGCTACAATAAAATTAGTTAGAAACATATAAGCTTTAGCATAAGCTTCACCTTTAGTTCTACACAAAATTCTATACTTGTTTTTATATCTTTGAGCTGCTATAGAAGTAATATATTTAGACCATCTATCGTATCTTTCTTGATTTGCCATATTAGTAGCTAAATTCTTTCTAAAAAGCACATATGTACTTTTATCCATTTGAATTTTAGATTCTTTTATGGCATCTTGTATTTCAGCATTAATCCTTTTCTTCATAAGTTTAGGCTTCAAACTTCCAAGAAAAGGAATACCTGTCCATTTACCAGCTATAAGATTTTGTTCAATGTCTATTTCACATTGTTCAACAATAGCTAAAGCAACATCTTTATCAAGTATATTTTCATCTATACAATCTAAAATATCTTGCTTCCTAACAATGGTAACATCATTACCTCCATGTGGAAATTTAAAAGTTTCCGCCATAATACTTATAATTATTAAGCATTAATATCACTCCTTACAACATAAGGATCTACAACATTAATATCTTCTTCTGAAATAGCACCATGAATATTGCAATTAGGTACTAACTTAAAAGATAAAAAGTAACATTTCTCATTCATACCCCAAACATTACTAGCAAGTTCTTTATCTTTACTTAATATAGCAGATAAATAACCCTTTGAAATCTTATTATAAGGACTATTAATATGATGTCCCATAGACAAATCACTATCACTTATAATAATTGTTTGACCACAAGAAATATTACTAATAAATTCATCTTCACTCTTACCACATCTTACAAATACAGGAATTCCGGCAGTAAAAGCACTTTGTTTTTTAGCGTTAGGATTAACAACATTAATAAGTTCTTCTATTGTTATAAGAGCAACAAGAGAATAATTTGGTGCAATTTCTAACATTTGTGTAACTTCTTCTAAATATTCATTAGTTATATCTTTTCTAGAAGTAGGAATGTTAATTTTAAATTCACCAGCTTGAGTTTTAACATTAATTTCTTTCATAATTGTAATAATTTAGTTTATATTATGGTTAAATGTATTATCAAAATAAAGTGTACTTATATTTGGAAGGCTATTCAGAGAATGTTCTTAATCATTATCGGAACTATAAGTACACTTTACAGCAACAAATATAGTACATATATTAATACATTGTTCATATTTTTGTTAAAAAATGTATAATTTAAGAGTTTTTAACAAATCACTATCTGCTTTAACTATATTAATAATATGTACCTGTACTTATATAATTAATAGCGGTCATTTTAGCATATTCTTCTTTTAAAGGGGTGCTAATACAACCTTATATTAAATTATATTTTTGAAAATAAGAGTATGCTGGTGCTGATAATGATCCCCGTAGTCAAAATGAAGATTTTGATACCCCCGATAGGGCTTTTTATAGAGCAAATAAACAAGAATATACAAAAGTAAGACAAAGAATAAATAAGAAACATAGAGTAATAGAAGCTCCCCCGTAAGAAGAGAAGATGCTTGAAAAGGAGTTAGCTGATAATAGAGAAGAAAAAGAAGTAATTATAAGAGGAAAAGAAGATAAAAGAGAAGGTGGGCTTATAAATAAAAATAGTGTTTAAAAGTAAGAAGATAAAGTTGGTTTTATAAGAAAAGAAGAAAATAGTGAAGGAAAAGATGAGATTATAGGTAAATTATAGGTTTAAAAATGTAAAGGTGAGCCACTCTCATTATACCCCTCCCGTTGGATTTTCAATTGAAAATCCCCCGCACTCTCTTTTTACATATTCAGGATTAGATTTTGGCAATAGTGCCAAATTAATTTTCAATATTTTCATATTATGAACGCTACAATTAATTCTGTTAAGGTTACTGCAAATGGTTTCTGCCTTTCTTTTCATCGTACTGATGAGAATGATAACAAGTGTATTAATTTCAGTGAGGATAAATATCTTCATAGTGCTATTGGTCGAGCCAATAGATATATTAATATGATTGTTCTTCGTCATCCTAATATTGCAGTGAATGATATATCTGCATTTATTGCAGGTGCATTTGCTGAAATTGAACCATATCAGGGTGATAATGGTCAGGAGTATTATCGTCTTAATTCTATACAACTTGACGATATCAATATGATAATGTTTAAGGAGTTGCTGTAATAGCAACTTCTTTTACATTTTGTATTGCTTGTTTTTACTCTTATTATTTATCATTTACTCTTATTGTACATAATCAAGATGAGGTTGCGGCTAAGCCTCAACCTTTAAAGGTAAATGGAATAAGTAATTAATTAGTAACAAATAATCATAAAAGAATTATGAGTAAGATTATTCAATTTATTAGTAGAGGTAACAAATATAATGTTACTTGTGTTATTTGTGCTGATGATAAGGTTGATGAGGAGATTGCTAATCATAAAGAATATGATTATGTAATTAATAAATGGTTTGGATAAAATATAGAAGAACTATGAAATATCAACTTAGACTTGAATATGACGATGAACCTTTAGCAGTATTTGATACTGAAGAAGAGGCTAATCAAAATAAGTGGAAATATCAACAAGATTTTATTAGTAGAACAGTATTAGTAGAACCTTGTAATTAATGAATGGTACGGATAAGTAATAATTAAACATAGAAGAACTATGAAAAGAATTAAAAGATATAATGATAAAAGTACTCTTAGATATGACATTAATACTTATGATCCTAAAGATCATACTCATATTCTTTATGAGGACTATAATTATCTAACATTTGGAGAAGCAGTTAGAATAATAAACAAATTAACTAAAAAATATAAAGGTAGTGGTTATAAAATTGAAGTAGAACCATATATACTTGAACCTTATCATATTTTAGAAAGTGATGTTTATATTTTATAAGAAGATAAAGAAGTGAATTATGGAAACTAATAAATTTGAAGAAAAGCTATATAGTCTAAAAGATTTAGGCGATATCGCTTGTGCTGTATTAAATCTTTATGATGAAAGTGAAGAAAATGATTGTAGTGATAAATATGAAGCAATAAAGGATATTGTTAAAGATGAAGAACAATATAATCAACTAATAGAACATATTAGTATAGTTTGCGGACTTACTTATCAATGTAATAGATCAGGTTATATTCAGAAAGTTATTACAATTGTTTCAGATGAGATCGATATAAGAGATTTAAGTAAAGATTTTATAGATAATATGGATATTACTATAAAGACTTTAAAAGCAATTAAAGAGATAGTTGAAAAAGAAGATAAATAAGTGAATGAAGAAGTGTAAGATGACTTTGGAATATTGTAGTTAATGAATGGTTTGGATAAATTATGAATACTATTGTTATTGATAACAAAGAATTTGTTATAAGAAGATTTAATAATCCTCATAAAGATAATGTTTGTCATAAATGTTTATTTTATCATAATAGTAATTATTCTAATCCAAGTTACTATTGTGTTTCTACAAAATGTTATGATTTTATTGTCATAAGAGAAGTTAATGTGATAGACAAAATAAGAATGTGGTTTCAAAAGAAGATAAAGAAGTGAATGAAGAAACAATTAATAACAATAAAGGCTATAATTGAAGGAGATGATAATTATAATAACTTTAAAGGTAGATTATTAATGAGTCTTTTAATAAGATTAATTAGACTTTATAGTAATAAATATAATTATGAACTTAAAAAAGCTGAATGTGTAATTCAGAATATAGATGAAGAAGTGAATAAAGGACACTGACGATTAATTACTACTTATAATCATAATATAATATATACTCTATATAATATTCTTGATTATACTGCCTATTATTATTCTTAGTGTCCTTTTACTTATAATCTTATTATTATTTCTATTGTTAATAATTAAACAAATAATTATACTGCTTTATGTATATAATATTAAATCAAAATAATGAAATTGTTTCAGACATTATATTATTCGGTAATGAAGTAATTGAAACTCTTGATAAATTAAGAGAAAAGAAAACCTCAGATAAATATTATGTATATAAATTGCAGTTGATTACATTACAGACACAATTAGAATTTAAATAATTATGTATATAGTATTATCTGACGAGCAAATAAATGAAAGTTTAAATACTTTCAGCAACTTAGAAGATGCAAATAAAAGAAAGCATCATTTAGAGCAATTATCATTTGATAATATAGGTGTTTATGAATTAGTAAGAAAAAGTTAGCAGTATATTCTGATATATATTATTATATATTATAATTATATCTTATATAATTATAATATTAATATTATTATTTAATATATTTATATATTATATATACTGTTATACATATATTCTATTTATACTGCTTACAAATTTTAATGAATAAAATTATGAAAGATGATGATATAATTGATGTAGTTAAAGTTATATTTATAGTAATCTTTGCTATATTAGGAACAATGTTTGTTTCTTGTGGAACAATAAATAAACTTCAAGCAGAAGTTGATTATTATAAACAACTTGCTGATAGTTGTTTTTGGAAAGAATATGCTGAAAAGGCTGATGCATATATTGATGCAATTTATGAATGTGATTGTGATTGTATTTATGATGTTGCTATGGAAGGTGATGCATATTCAGAATATGTAGAATATTATGAAAGAGTACACTCAAAAGAAATTAAATGATATTCTATATAGATATAGTAATGTTGAAGATATTGATGATATTAGTGAATTAATATCTGATATTACTTCAACATTACGTTTTATAAGAGGACATATGGAATATTATGATGATAAAGCAGTTAGACAAATGTTTAATATTAGACAATATTTAAGTTTAAGGCGCAGTAAACTCGCCCGTAAAAGAAGAATAGCATAAGCAAGCAATAATAGTTATTAACAATTTAATATTTATCAAAATGGAAAGAGAACAAGTTATTGAAGAACTTAAGAAAGTTAAGGAAAATAAGGTTTATAAAGACCTTACAGTTAGAAATATCACTATAGGTGAAAAGGTAGATGATTATCAGAGAGTATCAATTACTCTTGATAAAGAAGTTGAGCAGTGCATAAGAAATGCTGAAACAGGTAAAGTTGAAAAGAGAATGTCAAATGTTGTCTTTACATCAACTATATCTATTATAGCAGTTCTTAAGGAATGTGGTGCTGCATTTGCAACAAATCATATTCAGCAACATCTTGCTGCTCTTAATCCTCTGCTTTGTGATGCAAAGATTGATATTATTCAGGAGTTTGTTAAAGACGGAACTGAATATAGTAATCCTTTCAGTTCAAAGGATACTAAGACAACATTTGAAGGTGATAGATATATCACTCATATTGTTCGTCTTAATCTTACTGATGATGCAAAGCAAGATTTGAGAGAACTTAGACGTGCTATGTATGGCATTTAAACAATACATATCATATATTGTGAATAGGTGTTAATTTTAACATTTATTCACATATATGATAGTATTAATATAAATAATAATAGGTATCTTTGAAATCGTCAATGACGTTAAAGATTAAGTGTTATGGATGATATTGCTGATGCTTATGCTATTGATTTAGATCCTGAGATTATTGACCAGGATATTGATAAAATTGATTTATTCGCAGAACGAATTGTTGAAGATGATGATGAATCAGAGGTTGATTTTGACTATTAAATAACTTTTTTAAAGATTAAAATTATGAGTAGAAAAAGTGATTTGACTTTTAAGAAAAAGCAAGAACTTGTGGACATTATCCTTCGCAAAGATAATGTAGAAAAAGAGCTAAAAGAGAAGAATGAAGAACTGACTTCTCAAGTAAACAAACTTACTGATGCTCAGAAAGAGAGTAATAAGAAGAATGGTAATCTTACTTCTGAGGTTGCTAATCTTAAGGAAACAATTAAAGAACTTCGTACTAGAGCTTCTGAGAAAGAAAACGAACTCTTTAATACTAAACATAATAGTTCAATTAAGACTATTGCCGTTATTGTTCTTGCAGTAATTGCAATAATTGGTTGGATTATTTAAATAAATATTAGTTATAGTAATAAAATATGATTATTTTCGGACATATTTCATTATTTTGTTACTATAACTAATGGATGGCGTTATCGTATATCGGCTAGTACATAAGATTTTCATTCTTATAAGATGGGTTCGACTCCCATTAACGCTACTAATAATCATAAGTTTAATAGTATTAATGGTGCACGTGGTAAATACTATCCTTTTTAGATCTTAACGTACAATTGAATATATAGTTTTTGTTGTTATTATTTGTGAAAATGGTAATAATATAATTAATGCTATTAAACTTATTTGCCAGAATGTTGGAATAGGTAGACAAGACAGACTTAAAATCTGTTGTTCATTTTGAACGTGTGGGTTCAAGTCCCACTTCTGGTACAACTCAATCTCTTAATGATGATACTAGTAAAGCTCATTAAGATAAAATACATAAACGCTAGTATGTAGATTGGACTGGGTAGCTTAATGCTAACAGTATAACTGATGAAAGGTATGCGGACTAGCAAGAACCAATCCGAAAACTTGAACATAATAATGGTTATTTAGCTAATAACAATTATAGTTCTTAAGCAACAAGTTGTAAGCCTATAAGTCAAAATAGAGTCTTTAAAGTTGCTTTTATTATTGCCCTTATCTGGGAAATTACTCATACATACATTAATTGGTAATGTATTATTATTGTTCGTGAGAATAGTAATAGTAAGAATTAAAGCCCATGTAATAGTGGGCTTTATTTATCTGAAATTATTAATTAAAAATTATATAATATGGAAGAAAAAGTAGAAATATCAAAAACTTTAGCAGATAATATAATATTAACTCTTGCTAAAACTAGTTTAATAACAGCTTGTGATTGTGCTAGTAAAATTTATAATATTTCTAAACATGATGCTTTAGAATATGTTAAACAATTAGAAAAAGAAAGAAAATAAATTATGATACAAACTATTATTCTTTTTGTAGCAGTATTTCTATTTATATATGGAATTACATCTATAGTTACAAATATAATTAATGTTATATATAATAATGGAACAACTAAAATAGTTCCTAGAATTATAATAGCAACTATTGGTTTAACTTATATATTATGGTATTGTAATTAATATGGATATAATTCATACATCTTGCAATTATTGTAAACGTACAAATTGTTATGAATGTCATTATTTTCTTTTAAATAGAATTAAAAGACAATTTGATATAAAAGGAAATGTAGATATTACAACTACAAATACTACTTATCATTTTACTAAAAAAGATGCTAAAATGAAAGTTAGTGAAAATTTATTAATTGTTGATATAATTGAAAATAATATTGAAACTCCAATATTTTTTCATAAAGATCAAATAATTGAAGTAAATTAAATAGGTATTGTCCTATGGTGTAATGGTAGCACAACAGGTTTTGGTTCTGTTTGACTAGGTTCGAGTCCTAGTAGGACAGCAAATAATAAAATTATGGATACTATAGCTATTAAATGGAAATCTAAAGATTTACAAAATCGTAATACATTACATATTATTATTAGAAGTTTATATAAAGAAACTAATAAATATGTGTATTATCATATACAAAGAAGACTTGTAGATAAAGAAACAGTTAAGAATATTGGTTGTAGTTGTAAAATTCTACGTAAATATAAAGATATATATTATATTCAAGAATTAGAAGGACATCCTGAATCAACTTGGTTTGATATTATTGGTGCTATTGAAAAATTAAAAAGAACACTAAATGAAACCAACTAAAAATGATATCGCTTTAGCAGTTGATTGTGCAACTGCTGTAACATTTCATTATTATGATAGTATTCAAGTAACTATTGTAGATCCTAAAACTATAGAAGATTTAAAACAAATTGCATTAAAACATATAGAAGAAGATTTATGATAAAAACAAATATAATTCTTAAGAAAAAGCATACTCTTCTTCATATAAAAACAAAAGAAGAAAAAGACTATATAATAACTCATTGTAGTATTGAAAGTACATTAAATCAAACTTCAATGAAAAATTCTTTTAAATGCAATAAAGATATAAGTTTATCTAAATATAGAGAAAAATTAAATAGTGAAGTAATTCCTATGTTAAGAGATTTTGAAATTTTAATGCAAGGAGTATGAAAACAGTAATGTTTATAACTTGTATAGTATTAGTATTTATTACTAATGCTATTTGGTTTTATAGAGGAGTAAAAGTTGGAATGAAATATTCTTTTGATAAAACTTATGATGTTTTTATGCAAGCTATGTATATGAAACTGAAAAAAGATAATAAATCAGAAGAAGAAACTAATAATTTCATGCGTGATATTCATAATTTATTACATATTGCATCTGATAAAGTTTTATAATTATGCTAAAGATTAATGGATATATAGCAAGAGATAAAGATAACTATTTATATATCTATACAAAAGCTAAACCTATATTTAATCCAGCTACAGGTTTATGGGCTTCAACAGCAGTAGGAGATTATATGGAAATTGATAAAGAGGAATTTCCTAAACTTAAATATACTGATGAACCTATTGCAGTAACTATAGAAATAAAACTCCCACGTAAGAAGAAAGATACAATTAAATAGCATATTCTTCTTTTACGGGGAAGTTATAGTAAACTTAATATTAATAATTAACAAATCTGTTGTAAAATGGCAAAACATGACGAAAGCAGAGATCTTAGAAGTGTATCTAAGATTGCAAATGTAAGCTATGGTAATCATTCTATAGCTATTTCTCGTAGTAAAAATCCTGGTATTAAAATGTGGGGAAAACTTGATTTTCTTCGCAATCATTGTGGTTGGATGGTTTATTGGGATAATCGTCTTATTATAAATAGTAAGAATTATGTTGATGACGATAAGCCCACAACTACTAAAGAAAGAATTAAGAAACATAATAAAATTAAGTAATTATGGCTATTGGTTTTAATACTGGGTTTCTTAGTTTTAAAATAAAAGCTATAACTAAAACACCCAAAAAAGAAAAGAAACCTAGTAGTGCTTCTTTAATAAGTGCTATTATAGAGAAAAGTAAAGAATATGACTATATTGCTAAAGTTACTGTTACAAAAGATTCTAAAATTGAAGAAACTTGTTATCCATTAACTGATAAATCATATAGTTGTTATGATAAAAATGCTGTATATTCAAGAAAACCTAATAGAAAAGGAATATATACAGTTATTTTAAAAAATAATAATGACTGCAAATTATATTTTGAAGGAAAACATCCAAGATTTGTTCCTTTTAAACCTGGAATTAAAGTGAAAGGTAGATTAGTAACAGAAAATGGAAATAAACTTTTTAATATAATTGAAGTTTGTAATCCTGAATGTTATATAAGTTTTTAAAATATGGATTTATCAATTCCTAATATTAAAAAGGTAGATATTTCTAATTTTACTAAAGATCAAGCTAAAGCTTATGAAGGGCTTTTAGAGTTTATAAATTCACCTTATGATGAACAAAACTTTAAAGTTGCTTTAACAGGAGCTGCTGGTACAGGAAAAACTTATTTAGTTAAAGCTTTATTGCTTAATTCTAAAAAGTCTTTTTCTGTAGTAGGACTAGCAGCTCCTACTCATAAAGCTGTTCGAGTACTTGGTAATAGTATAGGATTAAAAGGAATTAATATTAATACTCTTCAATCCGAT